ATTCTCGCATACAAATCTTTCCTGAATAGATTCTTATCAACCATTTCTCTTATATTGCGATTAGTTGCACACACAAACCTACATGAAATCTCTTTTTCATCTGCTGCACCGACAGGACGAATGTATCTTTTGCCATCAATAGGTTGTAATACATTAAGCAACTTAGCTTGTGTTGACAATGGCAAGTCGCCAATCTCATCAAGAAACATTACTCCATCTTGGGCAGATAGTATTAGTCCTTTCTTACTGCTAGTTGCACCAGTAAATGCACCAGCAGTATGGCCAAACAGTTCTGACTCCACTAACTCTGCTGGCATAGCCGCGCAATTAATACGAGCAAATGTTCCTTGTCTATCACCTATCATTGCTCTAGCTATTAGCTCTTTACCAGTTCCAGTTTCACCAGTAATAAGAACTTCATCATCAACTTTAGCTAGCTTCATAGCATCAGCTTTCATGGCTAGGGTATCTTCATCTTCGGTTATAAACTTCTTCAACCACAAAGCTGCTCCTGTAACCATATCTACTAACTGTCCATTCTCAATTCTAAACTTTAACTCAGGAGTAATATCTAGTAACTGTTGTACAGCTTCTACTTGTCCAACAGCTAACAGAGAACGCAGAGTAGATTCTGTTGGAGCTATTCTATCAGGTGTGTTAGGTTTTTGTATTGATATCATAATCCAACTTTCTCAAAAGCGTCCGCCATCTTAGTTAAGTCATCCTGAACTTCTGTTCCTTGTGTTCCTCTTTCCCTATCGATTTGATTTATCCATTTTACTAGAAGTCTTAACTTCACTGATGGCACTAAATCTTTAGAGTCTAATTTAACTTTCATATAATTTTCCTATCTTTCGGTTGTACTTTAATTCCCCATCTATACTGAAATTGCCCAGGTCGTATATTGTATGACTTATTTATTCTACCTGCAAACTCAAAGTTCATACTATCATACAATGACCTAAGAGCTAACGACACTACAGGCGGAACTGTAACAGGTGCTATAGGCCTAAGCCCCAATGTTAACTGGTTGTTCTGACTCGTTATAGTTTTCATCTTCTTCCATTACAGACAGACCATGTTCTTCAGCATCACGACGACGCTGTTCTTTCTCATAGTCCTCAACTAAGAATTGGTATTCTTCACTTGCTAGTTTAAGTCCAATCATACAACCTTATCTCCCTCTCTAAGTTCTTCATGTTGTTCTTCATCCTCATGCAACTCATGCACAATGGGGACTATATCGTCAGTTGGTACATGAACGAAGGATGGATTGGTTCTGGTAACTTTGATTTCACTTATAAGAACCCTATAACATATTTGAAAGGGTTCAAGATAAAGAGCAACAGCATTGCACAACTGTTCATTTTCTAATGGAGCTTTGCCCTGTACTGAATCAGGAATCTCTACTTGTAGTTCTATTACTTTAGTTGTCATATAATATCTATTTCCTTTCTCGGCCCACAGTCTATTGGACTTCTTGGCTTAATCTTTTGACCATGAGGCTTGAATTTAATTACTCTCGTTGTTCCAATATACTTATCTTGATTGAGCCAAATCTCTTTTCGTTTAGCATCTGTTAGACCAACACCAGTGCCAACATTAAATTCTTGGCCAGTAACTAATGAGCGAACATGAAATCCGCCCATAGTTCCCTTGCCATATAAGTTAGATTTGCATGATGACCTGTCCATTTTGCCAACAGCATTATAGTTAGTAGGATTGGCATTTTCCATTTGCTCATAAATATCCAGCACTAATACTTCTTGTCTTACATAGCGAGCTAGTTTAATAAGATATTGTTCTTCTATAGTAGAGCGTCCTTGTTTGTACGGCGAGTTAGGTGTACGAAAACATATACCTTCTCCATGTTCCTGTTCAAAAATCTTAAATGTTCTAAATAAAGTTTCAGCATCTTGACATGGAAAAGGATATTGGTATTCAGTATCTTTCCAGTCATAGTGACGTATATTAATGATTGCTTGATTGTATCTTGTTTGATATGGAAGTTCACCAAACCAGTCCAGTATATGAAACTGTATTAAATCCGACCTCTCATGCTCCTTGGACATAACTATAGATTCTATCTCATCATAATTAAGCTCAGGATTCCATAATTCCATATCAAATCCTGCTGGCAATTTCATTGCTCTAGCCCTTATGGAATAGTTAGGTATTAGTTTAAGTGTACGGCTATACAAATCGTTTAACTTAATAGCCCTTATGCCATCCTTCTTTAGTGTGGCTAGTACAGGATACCTTAGCTTCTGCATAGCCGCTAGTATGTTCTCATTAGTATGCTCTTGGTCAGGTCGCAAGAGGGAGGCAGCTAGCATAGGTTTCTTGAAGTTTAGCATACAGTCTCATATCCATTAAAAGTGCCTTCTTCTATGAGAAGCTTTACATTTTTTGGCAAATCAACATTACCTTTTAAAATAGATTTTGCTAACTTAGCCACCCTTTTATTTACCAAATCTGGTTTAATAATACTATCCCAAGTAGAAACTCCATACTCCCTTGGGTCAATACACATCGTAATTGTTATTCTATACATATTATTCCTCACTTTCTTCTCCACCAAGTTCATGTTGTTCTTCATCAGTATCAGGTGGTGGCCCATTCTCTACTAATGCTCTTGCTAACTCTTTTGCTTTGTGATAGTTAGTAATAAGGTCTTGCCAATTCTCATGCTGTCTTACAACTTTAGATAGACACTTAAGTCTATGTGTAACTACGAAAGCCTGTTCTTCTTCTACTGTTCCACGATAGTATAGGAAGTTTTGTATAGTATCTGATAGACTGGTTAGTCTAGGTACACGACCGCAACCCTGGACGAGTTCGATAGGACTCCAAGTTGGGCCAACAGTTGCTTTACGAGGTCTTGTGGGTACATTTGCAATATCCTCAACAACTGCATACCCGTTCTTTTGTCTACGAACTTTGTAGGTAGTTTGTTCATCGGTATGATGCAAGGATAGGCCAACACCCCCCGCTTTGTACGTGTAAATACAATACAAACTCTTACCTGATTGGAATCTATCGATTTCATGTTGTCTTTGCTCCTTTGATTGATTGCCTAGTCGTAATTCTTTTGGTAAATCTTCAAGAACTCTATCGTCAACCTCATCAAGCATCATATCTTCCATTGTTACCCCTGCTTCTTGAAATGTTTTTAAGTTAGCAGTAACTTTAGCCTTCAATTTCTGCTTGGCTGTTAGCTGTGTTTGCCCGCCACCCCATATAAGTGATATATTATTACGGTCAATGCCATACTTATCATGCAGTATCTTAGTAACTGCTATGATAGTTTTCTTAAACTTACAAGCTAGTACAGCAGCATAACCTTCTTGAACATCATGATACATTCTAGCCGCAAAAATATAACGCTTACAGTATTCAGCAGCAGCTAAGAATATACCTAGTTCTACTAGAGCTTGAAATCTAGGATTGTCAGTAATAGATTCTTCTAGCTTGGCTTTCCTTATCAGATACTTCTCCCATGCTTCGTCATATTCTTTACGAGTTTCAGGTGAGTCAAAATCTATTATTTCTACACTATTAATAGCATTGAACTGCCATCTTACACCTTTGACTCGTACAATATAGTCATCCAAATCTTTCATTAGCCTCTCTACGGCAGCCTCATTATACTCATCAGGTGGTGAGGGTGACGAAATAGCTGCTGCATAAGTGGGCCAAGTACTCTCAGACAATCTAGTTCCATGTGGAAATCCTAGATGAGATATGTCTTTCTTAGTTGCAATAGCGAAAGCCTTGGCTTCACTTACACGAGTAAAAGGAGTAGCTGATAAGAATATTTGTGTGGTTGGTGTATCAATAGCTGAATATTTAATAGCTATCTTATGTTGTATAGATGTATCATTCTTCAATGTTTGACATTCATCCCAGAATATAACACAAGGATTGATTAGTTTCTTCCACTCATACACTTCTCTTTCTTCCCCATCAACAATAATATTCTTACACATTATCCATAGCTGTCCAGCCCTAGCTCTTAGCTGTTCAATGTTAATAACTTCTGTGTCAGATGGATGCTTAATTCCGAAAAACTTAGCATTAACTCTCTTAGTCTGCTCAACAACTGATGAACGAGTTATAGATAGATAGTTAACATGACCCCATGTTTTATCAGCTTCAAACTTTCTATCTTTAAGTCGTCTATCTATTGCAGCACAAATAAATGTTTTACCTGTTCCAGTAGATGCAATGATTAGTATAGCTGGTTTCTTATCATCACACACTTTATCCAATGCTTCCTTCGTAGCTTTCTTTTGAAACCAGAATAGAAAACCTTTCTCTAAAGCAGATGGTGCTAGACCATAGTCATTACTATTATTGAATCCAGATTCGTCTAACGAGCTAACGGCTTGGCTGGTTTGAAAGTGTGGAACAGCATCTTGTACTTTGTTTTCGGCAATGCTAGGTAATAAGGATTGGGGAGATTCTTGTTTTGTATCGGCAACTGGATTGGCAACTGGTGTAGGAACAGTACTTTTATTTTCAGTTTCATATTTCCTTTCTTTCAGTTTGTTTTCCAAATCATCGGACAGTTTAGTACACCAGGCTTTTAGTTGTACTATGTCTATAGGTTTGTCACACTGTTCTTGTGTAAAGTTAGCCAATATGTAGGCATCATCGTAGCCGGTAACATGGTAACAGTCTCTCCATGTTTTGATATTACCAAAGGAGAACTGTGACTTTAGTTTATTAGTTATACCTAGTATAACTTGCCTTTGCTGTCGTTCAGCTTTGGCTATAGCTTTGATTGCTTGTTGTTCTTTTGTATCGGTTGACATAAATTAGTCAGGCTCAGCGCAAATTATTGCCCATGCAGGTAAAGTAGATAATGTTGGCTGTTGTTTCATAATTCCTCCTCTTTAGTTATAATTTTCTTTAGTCCTAAATAATCCAACACATCTTTATTACCTTTACCAAACACTCTAGCAGCTATTGGCCTAGCTTGTTCTATTGACATTTTGGTTTCTTTGGCTATTGCTCTAGCTAAGTCATCAATATTCCTATCCTTAATCCACCTAGCTATACGTTCTTTGTGTGCATGTAATTTTTGTCTTGTGTAAGTATCATTAGAAGCTTTCCATTCAGAGTATCTCCACAAGAGAGGATATTCTAGTGGTTCGCCATCTTTGTCATTGAACTCTACCTTCCATTTAGTAGAGTCCTTTAGTTTGATAGATAGTATCGTGCCTGTCAAGGGAGTTATTCTGGCACACATTATACCATTAGAATCATCACCTAATATATTCCAGATTAAATCTTGTAAAGGCAGGCTAGTTAAGTCATCATTAGATTTCATCTATTACTCTGGCAACTCCTTTCGTTCCTTTGCGTCGGCGAGGATTTCTTTTGAAATCCTCATCAGGCATGGTTAAACCATGCGACGGGCCGAAGCCCGTTTCGGATTAAGAGCCGTAGCCGTCGCCGGAGCCGTCGCCGTCGCCGTAGCCGTAGCCGTAGCCGTAGCCGTAGCCGGAGCCGGAGCCGGAGCCGTCGCCGTAGCCGTAGCCGTCGCCGTCGCCGGAGCCGGAGCCGTAGCCGTCGCCGTCGCCGTAGCCGTAGCCGTAGCCGTGGCCGTAGCCGTAGCCGTAGCCGTTGCCGGAGCCGTAGCCGGAGCCGCGGCCGTAGCCGTAGCCGGAGCCGTGGCCGGAGCCGGAGCCGACATGCTGTGAATCCTCAAAGTTCACAGCCGCACTGGATGGTGTTACCATTTGGATTGATTGACGGTTATGGTGTGGACGACTGTCAACCAGTCGAATTCCACCACTCCGTCACATTTGTCCAGCACGGTGGACTTGGTTGCGCCATTGACCAGCTCTGCCAATCCGTTTTTGGTGCCCCATTGACGGATGCATGATGCGTTGTGCAGTTTGCAGTCGTTGCCGGTGCGCTCAAATCGGCCCACATAAACCCAGCCGCGCTGGAGCACTACTATTTTTATGTCTCCAGTGTGCTCGACGCCTTTCACTGAGTCCTTGCGGACATATTTGACGCCGTTGATTTCCACCTCATTGATGTCTGTCTTGTCTATCATGTTGTTTTCTTTCTTTTGCTGCCATAAACGGCAGAATCCGCAGCCATGTTTTGCAAGGCTGCGTTGTTCTGCTGATGGTTTTACATGCAGATTGCGATTTTGTGCAGTCTGGGCGGGCATTCAAAACACTCAGCGGGAGCGGCGACAATGCGACCAATTTCACGACTTATGGCATCCGTCTCCGGTGTTTTTGATTCATTCATAAATTAAAGAGTGAGCGCGGCAGGATTTGAACCTGCATGACCGCATAAGTCAGGGGCTTCTATGCTCACCCTTGCGTCTTTTCATTCCGCCACGCGCTCATAAATAAGTTGGCCTAAGCAGGACTTGAACCTGCATGATAAACATGTCTGTTTCTCTCGGCTGTTAACTAGCCTAGCGTCTCTGCCTATCGTTGCCCACTGGGGTCGTACAGTTTTCGCCATTAGACCAACCAAAATTACACCACCCGGTCTTACATAAGCTTGCCGAGTTATTCGACCTGCCTTTGTTAATGTTATGTCGTTGACTTTCATGTTGCCCACTAACACTGTAAGCTGGCTGGGTGGTGTTAAATTAGCTGAGGTTTATTTGTTCTGTTATAAAAGTTTTTACATTTTTTGCACCAACGAAAGCCATGTAACATTGGTTCAAGCACACAATGAATTGGTCGAGTAACTGTCATATTATGCCTACCACATAAGCAAAGGAATCTACCTGAATAGTTAATGTGCATTACAAATAGCATACTACTCCTTCAAAACTCCACATGGTTTCCATGTCAAGCCGTGGTCAAGGGAGTGTTCATTTTTCCTCCTTTCCCTCAGCCTTGTGCTTCTTCTTGAGCGCCAGTTTGACTGCCCGCGTCTCGCACGGCTTCATGGCGTCACGAATCCGCTTGGACAGTGATGGGAACATGTTGACCAGAAACTCCCGGCCACCATCGCAGTCCTGAACCTTCTTGGCCTCGTTGCCATCGTAGAAGTTCTTGAGGCACTGTGCCAGTATGCGGCTGGCCTTCTCCTGCCCGCCGCTGTTATGGGACTGCTCCATGTATTTGACATAGGCCCGAGCCTGTGTGGACATGTTCTCCAATGAGGATATTTGATTGGCGAACGCCCTTGCCTTCTCCTGCTCCCCGTGGTGGAACATGGCCAGCGGCCCGACCACATAGCCCTTTCGCCGTGTCTGCCCCACAACACAGTCGATTACAGCCTCGATGTCCTTCCCCCACAGCTCATGGATGAGCATGGAATTGGTCGTGGAGAGCCTTCTGGCTCCGCCCGAAGGATAGACCAGCATGGCTATGCAACGGCACGCAGCCGCCGTCAGAACGCCATTCTTGATGCCGTGAAGCTGCATCTGCTGTCCGGTCTGCCGGAATCGCCCACGGTCAATCGTGTCCATCGAATTCAGCTCGATGCCGTTCTTGTTCTCCTGCACCGGAATGTCGTATGTGACTAGCGACTCGATTGACTTGCCGCTGAACACGACGGCCCATAGCCGGTGCTGTCCGTCGCAGAGATTGCCGTCGGTGTCGAAGGCTATTCCCTGATGATTCAACACCCAGCGCCCGTTTCGCATGTCGGCGGCATACGCCTGAACGGTGTTCTCCGACACCTTGCGGTTGCGCGGGTTGTGCTTCTCCAGAACGTCAATGGCCCATTCGGGAGTTATTGTCTCAACTTTTACTCGCATTTGTCAGTCCTTTCTTTTGAATGACGGTCGGGTTTGATGCGATAGCGCCTTTTTGTTTCATTCTCATTCATAATTATTTTATTTGTTGTTCAATATTTAGAAACTAATTGCCGCCCTCAGTTTATACAAAGAGCGGACTTAGTTACTAACTTACTCAGGAGATGTGGTCTCTGTGGCGGCTTCCTTCGAGCGACGCGCTTTGCGCTCTTCAAAGTCAGCCTTCAAGCTATTCAATGTAGCAGTCATAGTGGCCATCTTAGCCTTTGCATTGGCAATGGCAACGGCATCCCCGGATTCAAATGCCGCAATAAGAGTGACAGAAGTGAACTCCTTATACTCATTAACAGCAGCTTGATAGGCCTCATTAAGCTCAGACAGACGCATTGCAGAGGACTTGAGATTCGTCCAGAAGCCCAAGAACTTCTCCAATGAGAAGATACCATTCTTCAACCCGCCAGCCTTTTCAGACTCTTCGTCGCCAGTAGCATCCTCAACAAAATCTTGGCCATACCGACGGCCAATAGTATTGAGGGCATTTTTGACATTAGTTTTTCCCCACCATGCCAAGTCAGCCAAAAAGATTGGGTCAGCGGCAGGCAAAGAGTCAGTACCATCAGTTTCAATCTGTGCAGCTTGGTAAGGCTTATCTTTCCAAGCATCACGTTTGCCTGTACAGATGGTTAGAATCTTTTCAACGCCATTACGCACTACTTTGTGAGCAGTAGCCAGTGGATTGTGTGTATGTTGTGTTTCACTCATATATGTTATGTTTGTTTTGTTTTTGTTTGTTTCTTGCTAATACTAAATGCAATCAATTGATTTGCACTTAATAAATTGTGTTATTCATAAGATTCTAAGAATTTTCTTTGTTGTTCAATTTCTTGTGGAGTTGAAGGTTGGTATGAACCTAAGTCAAGTGAGCCTCTAGATTTACATTGCTTACACTTTGCCTCACAGTAAGCATCTGTTAAGTTAGAAGTATCTTTTGGTTCAGTTCCAACTTGTTCATGACCACATTCTTGACAAGTTCTTATCCAAATCATATTGGTTTGTTGTTCTATTTGTTGTTCTATTGTAATCAGGCAAGGACAGTATAGCATTTATCATGCCACACAAAGATTAGATACTAAATGGATGTTAGAAAGTATATTAGTCAATGACTAGAAAAAAATTTTCTCCAAAAGAATAACTCCAACACAAGCAACTGTTCCTTTTGGAGCTAGCATACGAATATTCTTATTACGATTGTGCCAAAAGGCTTTAATATTTTCGGCATTAATAATATTAAAGTCTTCTGCATCAGCAATGTATCTAATTCTCACAGCAGAGATAAGTTGAGCTTTCCAAACTTCATGTAAAGCTTCAAACTGAAAAGCAAATGCATGCTCTTTTGTGGAAAAAGCCAATAGTTTAGTATTAGCTAATTTTGGTAAGGTTAATTCGTTTGGTATGTAATCAACGGTAAAAGCACGATGTTCTGGATTATCGCTAAGACCAAAATTAGCACTCCTTAGTGTGCCATTGTTATTCATTACTACTTTATATCCAATCATATTGTTGTTCTTTCTAGTTATTCTTTCCACGGTGTAAATCACGTTTAGACGGAGCCTTATTACTAACAGCTTGTCCACCTTCTTGTATAACTTTGCCAACAAGATAATAAGATGGAATGTTCCTAGTTACCTTTTCAGGTTTGGCTTTCCAAGGATGTTTGACATGGAAAGTGTGTTTAACTGTTCCTATTGCTTTTATTGCTAGTGTGTTGGGTGATGCCATAGTTTTATTTTGGTTAACTAGTTAAATTGGTGGAGCAGACGGGAATTGAACCCGTGTCCAATAATTATTTCTCACTAATGAATTACAAGTTTATACTAACGGGGCGACTGATTTCAGTCACCATCCACCATTGGTCAGTTAAACTGTGACCAAACCAGCATCCACATAGCCGTAATGTGCAAGCACGGCATCAGCTTGTGCAACAGACATTGCGTAGTCTTGGTTAGCATTTGTTTTGCCTAGAGAGTTTTAAGTGGCCAACTAGACATCCACTACTTGCATTAGTTTTGATTTAATTACTGTCGAAACCATTACTGCCCCGTTATTAAAATTGTTTCCATACTAACATACTGCCTGCACAAAGTGTTTAATCCACTTGGGGCTAGAGGGTTAGTATGGAATATGTTTTGATACAGTTACATTGTCTGCATCTTTTACAAATTAGTCCTGCCATCATATACTAGCCTTGTGCATCTTATAGTTGCTGATACACTAAGGGCCGACGTATGATTCTACATTGACATATTCTTATAGCAACTTCTATGCCATTGTATATCATCACTAATTCAACCAAGATTTTAGCTCTTGGATTGGCTTTGAAATTTAGGTTGGTGAGGGTTGGAAGCTATGCACTAGAATAAGAGTCTAGTGGATAGCATGTTAGTTATAACTTAAACATGGAACGGATTAGGTCACATTGCCACTTTCTTTCAGCAGCAACAGCATCAGCAACAGCAGCAACAGCATAAGCAGCAACAGCATAAGCAGCAACATTAGCAGCATAAGCAGCAACATTAGCAGCATTAGCAACAGCATAAGCATAAGCATAAGCATAAGCAGCAGCATTAGCAGCATTTCTACTATTAAAGTTGTTAAGATGTTTAACATGGTCAGCAAACTGTTTTGCTAAGACAGCAAAAAGCTGTTTATCACAATATTCAACATTAAGTAAAAACCATAGCATCCATGATGTGTTGTTGCATGTATTCCATGCTTTACGAAATGAACCACAAGATTTAATAAAGGCCATTGCTTCTTTGCAAGGGTTGAATGTCTTGAGTTCTTTGACAGATTGACATTTTATTGTTTGCATAGCTGCCAACCCACACTTATTTACAGTCCAAGAGAGTCTGAAGACTTACCTTCAGTTTGGTCTCTTGACTAGCTTTGCCAGATACGTCTTGCGTCTCACAGGCATTGCTTTATGGCCTAACAATCTTTCGATTCTTAGTTAGGTTAGAATCATAAACATACACGGATATGTTCTAAATGGTGCAATCTTAATGCAGTTCTTATAGGCGATACCACTGCTTTCAGCTTGTCTTTCTAGCTTTTAAGGCTAGTGCCCGAAGCTATCAGATTGCACCAGTTAAAACACATTCTGGACATAGAATCTAAATTGACAGGATAGACATTGTGTTTGATTGGATTACTTGTGACTTGCAAGTGCCGTTTGAAGCAATTCAACAGCGTGCTGTTGAGCTTTCAGTTCCTCACGACTGAATTTACCAACATTATCCAGCATGAAGTCCATTCGGGCTTGTGCAGCAGACAAGCCGAATGTATCGCACAGTTTGAACTCATTCGGTTGCGGATTATACACTGATACCATTTTGTCAGTCTTGCTACGCACTAACTTGTCACCCTTGCCAATGCGGGTCATCAAGATGCCATGGCGAGTAGTCACTTTAGCATCATTGGCGATAGCCGTGTTAGCTATGACAATAGCCTGATTCCGCCAGAATGATTCGACAGCTTCCTTGCACTTGTTGAATATGTCATCTGGCAGTTTCGTTGGCTTGTTTTGCTCGTCAAACTTGGCAATGCCAAGTAAAGAGCGAACATCATCAATCACACACAGTAGCAGGCTAACCTTGCCTTTGGTGCTACTGAATTGTGCGCCATTGTCGGACTTGCGTTTAGCATTGACTTTTACACGTTCGACATAGTCAATGTCAGACGGTGAACTGATAGCTGCTTTGTTAGACGGTGGCTGTTGTTCCAATGTTTTCGATTCGTTCATTGTTTGTTTGCCCAAAACTTCCTTAGTGGTTCAATAGTGTTAGACTGTCAAAAGACAGTGTTAGTCTATTTAAGTCATGGGAAATTGGCACAATGCTATCCCGTCAATTTAGACTCTATTCTCTTTTCAGGATTTATTCTGCTATTATTGTTTGCTCTTGGCACACACTATGCTTTTCACCCATAGACCTACGCTGTTAAATACTACACACCAGCCCGGACTTTCATGTGACTCGTTGACCGTGCTTAACCACCGCTACCAGTTACTAGTCTAAACGAGCAAGTGATAGCGTAGCAGTGTGCGTGCCAACTTTGTAAGTAGTTGATAATCAAACGTTACTTAAAACACACCTAGTAAAGTTATATCGTTACCGTGTTTCTTTTTATACACTACCACACTTAAGTCATTGTATATTAGCACTTTACAAACTGTCTATTTTTGCTCACAGCGGTCAATTCCTGTGTCTCAAAAAAGTGTCCTGTACTTACATTAGTATCTCTTATTCTCCCCTGTATATTATGCCTAGTATAATGTATGGTTATATTAAATGTAATGTATAAGATATAAATATATTATATTATATTTATATTATATTTTTTAATATACTTTCTAACATTTTAAATATTTATGTATATTAATGTTATATTATTTCAAATAATATATCCTACCTTTATACTCTCCAAAGTATATCGGCTAATATAGGTGCTATTCATTAGTGATGCTTATGCACTAATACGTCATAATAGCATCTAATCATACCTATGCTAGGTTAGCTAGTCTAATGGTTCAGGATGGCTAGACGAAACCAGAAAGAGAAACACGAAACTGAACTATGACTCTCTCTTGATACGAACATTTTGAAATCCAGCTAAATGATACAGATAGGCTAATATGAAGGGAGAATTAGCTAGTAATATATGATGGCACAGAAAATGCTATAGATGCATATATGAGTAGTAAAGAGTATGCTAAGTTAACTGTTCAGAGAGATACTATAAGTAGGTTACTTAAAGGGCCAACTTTGAAAATACACAGAGTTAGCCTTGAGAAACAGTTGAGCGAGATAAGAGACAGAATACGTTTAGCACATAGGGAACAATTTTATGGAATTGAAAGACAACCAACAGGTTCAACCTTCGACTATACTGAGTAAAGAGTGTGGATTTGCTAGTAGTCTTAGTGGGAAACAGACTATTAAAACTATCAGCATTAGTGAATGGGAAGTCGAAAAGGCCGCCATAATTCCTGTAACTCAAACTGAACATCCATTGCCATGAAAACTATACGAATGGACAATAAGTCAGAAGCAAAAGAGTATCTGACTAATCCACCAGAGAAAACTCATACTAAAGAAGAACTAGAACAACTTCATGCTTGTATTCATTATACACACATATTCAAACATGACGAATCAATGGAGAAAATGAATGAGGAAGAGATTGTTGAGAGACAAATGCCAGGTTCTACTAGACAGCTAGATAGACTAAAGAAACTTGGTATAGGAAGATTTAAGTAGTATGTCAGCGGAATTAAATGCAATCAAAACTGCCTATGAGGAAGAAGGTTTAACGCCTGACTTTATAGCAGAAGATAGAGGTTTAGACTTGGCTGCTGTAAAGGCGGCCCTGATGCAGTCATCTTCTAAATACCGTAAAGATTGTGGTATAGAAGATGAGAAATCAGACTCTATTAATTTTTCTAAAGATGAACAAGAACGAGTTAAGAATGTCATACTTGACATTGCATTAGGTGCAGATGACGACCACCTAAGATTCAAAGCAGCCGCATTTATACGTGATGATGCAAAAGGCCGCCGTGATGTTGTACGAAACATGGCTGGCAACAGTTTTAATGTACTATTTCTTAACCAGCAGTTAGCTAAGGTTGGCAAGATAGCTGATGGACTTAAGCAAGCTGTTTTGGGTAATGGGCATACAGACAGAAAGGCTATTGTTGATGTCTGACAACGATTTAGAAATTGAGCAATTACTGCAGAAAGTTAATTCCTCTTCCGAGGAACAGACTACTCACAGAGTTGTTCCTGATGAGAAGTTAAAGATGGAGCCTTCTACTGCCGTTCCACCTGTTCCTCTATCTAACCCTCTAGCCCCAAGTTCCGAAGTTATTCATACAATAGATACACCTGCTACTTTTGATGGCTTAGCTATAAAAGACCCTGTTGACTTGCTAGTATTGCTAGACGAGAACATACAGAATGGAACTATTAAGCTTCATCCTTGGCAAATTCAATTTATGCTTGACTTTGCTAACCCTAATCACACTAAGGAGCAGCCTTTTCAAGCAGCAGTTCAATCATGTAATAGTTCAGGTAAAGATAAATATGTAATAGCTGCCTGTGCTGTATGGCTAGCTATGCGGTATCAAGGTGTAGAGATACCAATTACTTCATCTTCTGGTACACAACTTGACAGTCAGACTTGTGCACACATTGACCGCCTTTGTAACCGTTCTAATGCTATTTTGGGCCCAATGTGGAAGTTAAACTACCGTTATTATGAGTTCAAGCATATTGGCAGTTTAGGAGAACCTAACCCATCCACTATTAAGTGTTTTGCAACTGATGAAGCTGGCAAAGCAGAAGGATACCATCCATCTGATGCTGGGAGAAAAATGGCAATATTTACATCAGAAACTAAGTCTATACCAGATGATATAACTGATGCACTAGAGAGATGCACTGGATTTACTCATAGAGTGGACGCATCATCACCTGGATTAGCAGCAGGGTACTTTTATAATACTTGTTCATCTGCTATTCCAAGAGAAGAAATAGATGATATATGCTCTCTTACTTCTGTCCAGACTGTCTTGTATAAGATAACAGCTTACCAGTGCCCACACATAACTGAATCAGAAATTAATCGTATAGCTTCTAAACTTCCTGGGGGGAAGAATAATCAAGTATTTAAGTCATCAGTCGAAGCCGAATTTGGTTCTACATCTGAAATGGTAGTTATACCATCCAACTTTGTATGGGGAGCAGTGTCAGACTTACCTAAAAGGAAAGTGCCATTTAATATAACTTGGATTCAAGAGCCGCATAACACAGCAGGGTTAGACTTATCTGATGGCGGCGCTGAGACTGTATTAGCTATTAGGAATGGTAATAAGCTACTCGGTATTGAGGCATTTAGACTGGAAGATACCGAAGATACGCTAGACTATCTTACTGAAACTTTATTTCCAAAATGGAATCTCAAGCACAAAGATGCGTTGATATTTGGTGACTATTGTGGTATGGGTGGCCCAATGCTTAGGGCACTAAAGAGACGTAAATGGTCTAATGTAAGGTTTGTGGATAGCCGTAACAAGGCTTCTGAGCCTAAGACGTACGCCAATAGAGGTACAGAATTATTCTTCAATGTAAGACATTTGTTAGCTGGAAAAGAACTTATACTATACTATGATAAGTTGCTTATCGACCAGTTATGCACTAGATACTATAAATTGAGAGATGGCGTGATACATCAATTGCTTTCTAAAGTAGAACAGAAGGCTAAGGGATTTCCTTCACCTGACCGTGCTGATGGTGTTAACCTCTGTTTCTGGAATTATAAATCTACTAGAGTATCAGAAGAAGATGAAGAACCATTTGAGAAAGAGAAAGAAGATGATAAAGATAGGCAAGTAGTAGTTAATGATTTTGACCAGAAAGTATGGGCAGAAACAGGATGTAAGAAATACAATCCTGAACATGTGGAGGCAGACAAGTCTGATTTACAGGAAGAAATAGAACAATACAACAAACAAAGAACACAACTAATTGGAGTATAACTTATGCCAGAAACATACGACGTGCAGAAAAGAAGCTTTATTAAGAAACCAGAAACTAAGTTCTGTATAACTTGTGGTCAACCTTTGCCATCTGATGTTAAACCAATGACTAATGAAATGAACAACTATCTTAATCCTATATCTAACAGAGTAGTCTGTATGAATAGTAGTGAGGATATTGTAGAAGTTCAAGGAGTTAAACTGTACAAAGTTACAGGCAATAAAGAAGGTAAGCCAATTTCTAAACACATTCCTGTCGAACCACAAGCAGAAATTGGAAGTCCAAAAACTGAAAGCAAATCTATGAAGCTTGTTGATGGTAAACTCGTTCCCGCAAACTAAACAATCAAACTAAAATTAAATTATGCCAACTGATAATGATGCTAAGAATGTAACTGACTCACAGAAACAAACTGCTGACCTTGCTAGTGTTAAGCAAGTAGTTCCTCAACATAACGATGCTCTTGTTGCACACAATAAAGTTCTTGCTGACGAGCAGGATATTCAAGCTAGGAGAGCCGCTGGTAGCAAGACTGTTAGACAAGATAAGCCTATTGCTGTTAAGAAAGTTGAGGAAGTTAAGAAGTAATGTCTAACCCAACTGACCAACCAAACGATGAACCTTCTGGTCGTAATATGACAGATGCTCCAGAGGGAGTTGTTATTCCAGAGGAGTTTCAACAGGCTGTTCATGGTGTGCTAAAGAAAGCTACTACTAAGCATCATCTTAATCATATCAGGGATAGAGTATATGCCAAGGAAGATGAGATGAGAAAGGCCGAAGAAGCTAAGAAAAGTAAGGGTAGTAAGAAGGGCGAAGGAGTTAATTTCTCAACTGACACTCCAGGTTCACCTATTTAAGGAGACAATCACATGCCAGACGCCAGTTCAGACAAGTCAATAGACTATATAAATAGTACGGACTATAAAAAGTTGGTTAGTAAGTTGAATAACTTGAAGGATATTACTTTCGACTTGACTAACAAAACTCTGGCATCTAGGCGACTTCGATATGCAGAAATTGATATTGAAGTTGAAAGAAAAGCTGGGAGGATTGCGCCGGACGAAATTTACGTACCTCAACACATAATAGACACGAACATTCGCCGTGAGCAATCCTCCTACATTCAATATATAACTCAGTCACCAAGAGCAGTTATACTTAAAGATAGAGTTGACCCATCTTTTGACTTGTCTTTGCTTGAAGTTGACTTGACAGAGAAGCTACGTTTTGATGGTTGGCAACTGTCAACCTACGCTAACATTGATGCATTCCAAGCTAATGGATATGGTATAATGGAAACAGTACAGGACTTAAATAATCCTGGAGATATTGGCAGAGAGCATGTTCAGTATGGCGATTTTGCATTTATAGCTGATACTCGTGATTTGCAGAAAGCTGAGTTCTTGGGGCGGTCATATTACTTTACTAAGTCTAAGTTACTGGCCCTTACTAGGTCTGAAAGTGAGAATGATAGATGGGATAAAGAGCAAGTTGATAAGTTACTTAAAATGGAGCCTAATGACGAGCAGGCTCAAATATACTCTGGTACATCTACCATAAATAGGTCACTATACAAGATTATTAAAGTAATGTTTAGGGTAAAAGGTGTTGTACATGTAGCATGGTGTGCTCCTGTATTTTGTGATGATTGGTTGAGAAGTCCTAGAGAATTATATCTAGGTAGAAGAAAACTCAATCAAGAAGCTGCCAAAGCTGCACCAATGATAGCTAAGATTCCACCAATGTTGGAAAAAATAGCAATATCATTATTTAAGAAGCGTAATCCATCTTTAACTGATGCACACATACAACAGATAAAGAATGGAGTGCCACCCTCTGATGAAGAATATGAGACTCAGTATCCATACTTCATATATCCCTATCTTATCTCAGAAAATGACACAATAGCTAACCTTAAAGGTAGAGTGTTTCTTGACCAAGATACTCAAAATGCTGCTTCTAGTTTACTGTCTAGCTTATTAACTAAAGCTCGCAGGTCAGCAGGACTATACTTTTCTAAAGATGTTTCTGACCCAAATGATGACTTCTTATTGCAAAAGAATGTATATTTCAAGCAGGGAGCCTTGCTCAATGGCAAGATTAAAGAATTTAAGTTAGATGCACCTGACGCGCAATTGTTTACTGCATTAACAACTCTTGTGTCAGCTAACCAGCAAGAGACCTCACAGGTTAACTTTGCAGAGAATAATAGACAGGCTGATAGTAGAAAGACTGCCACAGCTATTAAGGCAGCCACGGCACAACAACAGCAACTAAGCGGGGTTCAGGTTACATTATTTTCTGTTGCAACTAAGAATCAATACACCTACGAGTGTGACATTATCAAGTCAAGAGTGTTGGCTGGACTCATTAAAGTATCACCCATACTAGCTCAATTGTATGCTCGTTCGTGGACTGTTAAACCATCTGGTGATACAGATGTTATCGAAAAACAGAAGATGATTGAGACTATGCAACAGGCTTGGCCAGTAGTGCAGAATACTGGTGCTGCTTCTTTATTCTTAACTGACTTGCTAGAGAAAATGTTTCCCGACAATTCTGCTAAGTATGTCAAGGCTATACAAGACCAGCAGCAACAGCAGCAAGGACAACAAGCCCAGCAACAACAAGCATTTATGTCTAAAGTTAAACAACTAGCTGACCAAGTTGTAAGTCTGTCTAAACATAGAGAAATGTTTTCTGAGACTGGATTAGTAAATGCTTTACCAGCAGTTCAAGCTGCTGCTCAACAAATAGAACAAATGCAACAACAAGCAAAAGGACAACAATGAATTGTATAGTTATCGAGGGATATCCTGACAGAAAACATATTAAGAAATTTAGACCCTCTAGATGGACAAGGTTTGTTAGAGATGGATTTTTTCTATCTAGGTTTGACAGATTTATAAATTGGTATAATCTTCAAAAGAACATTATAGATAGAAAAAGGGAGTATAAGATTTTCGTGGCATTAGGGTTAAAGGAGTTTCATCTCCCAGATAGTCTTGGAATAAGAAAGGATTTGCGATGAACATCACACCTGAAAATGCATTATCTTATCAACATGCTGAATGGTTAAATCATCCTGTTACAAAACAAATGCTTAGCATACTAGAAAAACAGAAACAGCATATTATTAATTCTGGTTGTTCCTCTGCTGGTGTACAAGGTATTGACCCTTTTTGGTTTCAGTTACAATTTAGTAATGTAAAAACTATTGATGTTATTAAGAACTGGATTACTAACACAGAACAATTTATTCAACAATTAAACAAACAATAAACTACTATGGCCAACGAACAACTTAAACCTGCTCCTGATGCTGGTAAAATACCAACACCTGTAATGCCTTCTGAACCTCCAAAAGAGGTTAAGGAAATGACATTCTCTATCAATCCAGAAGTATTAGGTCAATCTGGTGATTCTACTATTAAGATTGATGGTAAAGATGTTAAGACTGATGTAGCAGCAATTAAACAAGATGCACCAAAGAAAGATGAACCTGTTCTTAAAGCTCCTAAAGAGGAGATAGCTAAAGTCGAATCCAAAGTTCCGGCTGACACACCCAAAGATGAAGTTAAGAAGGAAGAACCAAAATCTATTCTTAAGCCACCAACTACAGAGGTTAAGGTTGATACAAGCAAGAAAGAGGAACCTAAAGCTACAGACAAGAAACCTGAACTTATTACGCCTGTTAAACCAGATGGGCACGATGCTTTTGATTATTCTTCGTTTAATCCACAAGAACAAATTAATCTTAAGAACATGTCTCGTCAGTCTAGGGAGTATACAGCTAACTTAATACGAGAGAACAAACAGTTAGCTGCCCTGAAAGACTCAACATACCTTCAACACGAACAAGGATATACTCTTTCACCTGAATATCAAGAGATACAACAGAGAAATTATTTTGCTCAGACAGAGGCCAAATGTTGGGAGAGAGCTTTGCTTAATATAAAGGCTGGAAAGAACTTTCAAAATATTGTAGGGTTTGACCAGAAAACAGGTCAACCAATTATGAGTCAAGAACAAGACCCAACTGACCAAGATGAAATTCGTATATCTAACAACTTAACTTTGTGTTCTCAGCATATTGGTCAGTACAATAATGCTTTGCAAGTGTATCCTCAACGATTTCGTCAGCAAGTCCAGTCTGACTTACAAGCTATTGAACAGACACAGAAAGAACGATTTGCTTGGGTAGCCGACCCTAAATTGTTAGAATATTCTATTAATGTAGATGGAGAGGACAAGAAAGTTAGAGATATTAAAGAAGATTTTAAGAATATTCTTCCTATCTATAGGCGTAATGATATTTTGGCCGATGTAGCTTCTAATTTGTTTGTAGCTATGGTTATTCAAGGAGCAGAACTTAAAGAGGCCAGAAATGGTCAACAGATAGCTGAAATTAAGAAACAGGAAGCTACAAGAGCTGAGCCTACTTCTGACAATGTAGATAATGTTGTTAAGAAAACAGAGATTAATGGGAAGACTATACCTTCTATGTTTAGCTTAGAAGGTGCTCCTTTTGAAAGGAGATAGTAGATAATTCTAGTTGGCATGAAAATTGCTGTATAAGTATTCAGCGAGTAGTTATTAGCCTCTAATAATCCAAAGGGCATTGGAGTTAGCCTCTAATAGTTGTTGAAGGGCATCAACTCGGTTGCAAGTTACGTTTAACTTGTCATTGAGTCAGTCAACAATTTAATTGAAAGGTTAACAGATGCCGTCATATTACAGTCAGCCAGGTTCATTCGCTAATGCAATCATTCAGCCGAATAACTTGTTCGCTCAACTTCCTTTCTACCTTGTTCATAATGAGGTAGAACAATACTGTAACTGGAATGAATTTGACCAAATGTATGGGTCAATTCCGTGGCAGGAAAATATGGGTTCTGTCATGGAAGCAGTTACTCCACAGCGTTCACCTGTAGGTCGTTCGTTCTTCTTTCCTAATCCTATTACTACAGCCAGTAATAAGGACATCTATCAGGTTACAGAATCAAATGAACAGGCTGTGTTGTACAAACACAAGTATGGTTCATTTGTGTTTAACTTCATTCCTTCATTCCAAGTATTTTGGGATAAGTACATTAAGTTTAACTCTGATGATATTGTTAAACAAATTGCTGTAAGCAATAACCAGTTCATCGAAACACAGATGTGGCAGAATGCTACTTATGTGTATATTTGTGGTGTTGGTCTTAGCGCTGGTGCTCCTACTGGTGCGATGAACTCGACTCTTAATGCAGCCAACTCTAAGTCTGCTGCATGGCTAGTTGCCCTTGCTCAAGGCACAGCAGCTAATCCTGGCCCACTTCAAAATCTTCGTATTCGTGATGCATACCGTGCAGTAATGAATCTGCAAGATGATTTGGGTGCTCCTTCATTTAATGGTGCTAAGAACATGCCGAAAGACAATGAGGGTCTTAAGGGCCGTTATGCACTGTTCTGTGGTTCTGAGGATTACTTTAACTTTACCTTTGACCCTGATGTTAATGGTGTTGTTGGTACACAAGGTATGTTAAAGTCTGTTAATCTTGACTTGCTGTTTAATGACTTCAAAGGTTCCTTGTTTGGTACATTGACATGCAAGATTAAGAAGTATCCTATTCGTTATAGTACACAGAACATTGTTGATGGTGCTGGTACTGTTCTTTGGGCGGCTGGATTTCCTATTGACCCTGAAATCTTCGACCCAACTGATAACAAGTGGAAACCTAATCCTTATTACACATCACTTGTGTCTGCTCCATACTCTATTGCCTGGCTACTTGGTGATAACTTCTGTAAGACACTCAAGGTTGGCCCTCCACCTAAAGAGTTTGCTACAAAGAATATGTCAGGTGAGAAATTCTACTCACTGCGATGGAATGGTGAGGTTCGTTTAACTGACCAGATTCTTATTACTAACTCTGATGGTTCGATTGAACTTAACGACTATGGTGAAAACTTGCAGCTTAAGTCTCAACTAACTCATGGATTGATTATGACAGAAAGACGTTTTGCGTTTCCAATTATAATTGCACGTTCTCGTCCAGCAATTACTTCTGTCTAACATATAATAACAATAAATAATACGAATATGAATAAATATTTCAAACTTGCTGCTATTGGATTGCTGTTGGCTAGTTCTAGTGCAATGGCATCCTTTACACAAACTACTACGGTAACTGGTAACGCTATGGTAAATCTATTGACCCTTGTCAATGGTTCTGCCAAAGTTAGTCAAGTTACTATTCAAGCATCCACTGCAACTAATACAGCAGTTATGCTGTATGATTGCCCTACTAATGCACTAACATATGTTAATCCTGCTTATACAAATAGGACAGCGTATGCTACTAACCTAATTACAGGGCCATTGACTAATTATTATGGCGTTGTATTCTATCAAACTAATATGGCATTGGTCGATGTAACTAACAATGTTGTTGCTTCTACTACCAACAGTTATAATTCGTTTGGTTTTTCAGCAACTGCTAGTACATCAACAACCTATAGTTCTCTTAACTTGTATTTCGAACATGGATTGTGGGTGACTAATACAACTGCTGGTACTGCTGTATTTACTATTGTTTACGTTCAATAATTAATAAAAGAAAGGGGGTGAGACTAGTGTAACAGCTAGTCTCACCTTTTCAAATTTATGCCACTTCGAGTAACAAATGCAGTAGAGAAGAATACATCTTGTGACCCTATAGTGCCAATAGTTGTGGCTGACAGTAAAGCTGTGACTGTATTGCCAGACATTAGTACATCAAAAGGCGAATGGCTAGGACGTTATATTCAGAATGTAGGAGCTAATGATTGCTATTATGCAATAGGTCATGACTGTGACCAAACTAATTTCAATGGTATCTTATCTAAGCCTGCTTCTACTAATTCTGATTCATTTGGTTCTGGACAACAATTTGATGCATCTAACACAGGTCAGAAAATTTCAGTATTTTCTCGTGGTGGAACAACTATTGCTGTTACATCTATACGTCGAAATGATAATGCTCAAGGACAAGGCAACATACTGAAATAATGAAAAGATTATTTGTAGTCTTATTGGTTGGATGTACATTATCTGTATATGGTATTGGTGGATTAGTTAGTCCGACTATAAGTGCTAATGGTGGCGGGATTCCGTCCTCGGTTCAGTTCTCCGCGCTGGCGACGAATGCGATGAATGGTGTTCCTGGTGGCAATATCGTTACGAACAATCCCTATGCCGGTTTGTTCCTGATGGCGAACGCATTGACCAACCTGTATTATCCGGGGATTGTGTTCGTTTCCACCAATGGGAATGATACTAATGGTGGTGCTGGTTATTTGACCAATGCCTTTTTGACAGTTACCGGGGCTTGGACGCACATGGGCAACGGCTACGCCTATCATGTTGGGCCGGGCATGTTTAAGGTTTATACAAACGGAGTTTTCACCCATTGGATACAGGCACCCGCAAACATGGTTCTGGATGGAGAGGGAGCAAACACTGTTCTTTGGGCACCTTATGACCCCAATGCTGCCACCGGAATTGCGGTCACGACGAATCAAACTTTTCAAAATCTTACGTGCAGTAATTTGGTGTTCTTCACTCCACTTGCTGCTGCTCTTTCGGGGACGTTAACTTCTGCCACAAACGTAAGCTGGCTGAATCTTTCGATTCAAAACTCAAATGTAATTGACACGTGGTATGCCGATGGTGGCGATGCCAGTGGAGGGGGAGACGGATATCATTTTTGCATGGTGTCAAACTGTACAGTTGTCGGGTACTTTGATTTGGCTATGGGATTCTACAACTCCACCTTTGCATACGATAACATCTTGTTAGCTGCTACAAATAACGCTATAGCATTCGGTGGAAACACTGACCCAATTTTCCTCTATGGCGGGAACTTCACTTTTATCGGCGGGACTTATACGCAGCAGCATGCGTCTGGTGGTTCGAGTGGCTACACTTCGACGATTCAAGATGACGAAACCGGAATGGATACAAACACATTCATCGGCACAATTCAATGGTACATTCCCGGCACACTGGTAACGAACATGAGCGGAGGGACAACTCACAGTGCCGGGGGAGTTTTTCCAGTCAATAGTTTTAGTGGAAATTTTTCTGGCAACGGCTCCGGGCTGACGAACGTCTCGTCGGCGTCTATTTCGGTTGTGACCAACTCCGCGCCGACGAATGCTGTCACTCCGCTCTTTTGGATTGGAATTACAAACGGCACATCGGTCTATAAAGTGCCGCTCTACCGATGAAAGTCTGGCTCCTCATTTTGTTTTTGGTTGCACGTACTGCAACCGCTCAACAGGAGGTTGCAGTCCGGCAGGATACGCTGGCGCACTTCGTTGCAGACACGATTTCAAACAACATCACGACGCTCACTCAGACCGTAACGCTGAACGTGACGAACACGGTGACGGTCAACAGCACCAACACCGTTTTGCAGACCAACATCGTGACGGTGAACCTGACCAACACGACGCTGCTCACCAATGCCGTAACGGTCTATTCGACCAACGCAACAACGACGCTGGCCACAAACTTCTACTCGGTGACGAACATCACCTACACCACGAACCTGACACTAACGACGAACATTTTCAACGTCACAAACACCGTGCTGCAAACGAACGTCATCAATGGCGGGGTGGCAACATCCGGCTGGCCGACGCAGTGGCCGCTGTCGGCCATCACGAACGCAGGGACAGCGGCGGGAACGGCCACAAGTGCGTATGACGCTTCCGGTACTGCCACAACAGCCGCGCAGCAGGCAACGAACGGAATCACCTACACGCTGCTCAAAGGCTGGCTTGGGTTCACGCCGGCGACGAACAATCCAAATGCGTGGACAGGAACAATAACCAATCTTTACACATCATCACTGTCTAATCATATCCAAGTGTCATCTGGTGTTATCACAAACAAATTATGAACCGCCGCGACAAAATAGGTCTGTGGACTTGTCTCGCGCTGCTCATCGCGTCGGCGATTGTGTTCATGGTCTGCACGGCGAGCGGCCAGACCTTGCCACCGATTCCGCAGGCTACATCCGTCAACAAGACGAACCGGACAGTCGTGCATGAGACGAACGGGAGCACGGTCATAACCAGCAACGGTCGCTCGGTCACGAACTGGCCCGCGCCGGTGCCCACGGTGCAGTCATTTGAAGTGGACGTTACGGTAAAGGGGATTTTCACTGTCACGAACGTTCCGTATCCGTTTTACGTCCGTGTATATTCAAACGATTTGCAATGGTCAAGCAGCCCGCTGTTTCCGAAAACGAACACGATTAAAATGGGCACGCTGACAACCAGCATGACCTACACGAACGCATGAAAGGGTGAATGGACAAGATGGAAACACTATCTATTACACTAATGGTAGGCGGAGTAGTGCTTGTCGGCACGGCAATAGGAGTGCCAGACCTTGGCTGGATTAGTGCGGCGGCTGTTGCTGTCATTTGGCTAGACCAAAAGTTCTCCCGAATAGACAAAAAGATAGACCGCTTGCCTTGTGTTCGCGGGAAGCATTGCGGTTTTGGATTGGAAGACCGCGACAAAGAAGAATCTTCAACGATATGAACTTCCCCGACGACCTTCTACTCGGCGACGTGCTGCTCTACAACTTGCCGCATGATTTGCCGGATGATGTGATTGACGTTTTCACCGACAGCGATGTTGCCCATGCTGAAATTTATTGGGGCAACGGCTTGTCTATTGCTGCCCGCGCTCAGGGCGTTAATGTATATGACTTCCGATTGGACGGCCTGATGTATGTGCGCCGCCCTGTTGCCCCGTTTAATCGTTCGCTGGCCGAAGCATGGTTTAACAACGGCATTCGCGGATTGCCCTACGGGTGGGAAGGACTGCTCACGTTCGCCGGAATTGACCTGCCAAGCAAAGGTCTGATTTGCTCCGTAACTGTTGCGCTGTTGCTTAAGGTCGGTCAATGCCCATGCTTTGCAGATGATTACCCAATCCACAAAATCTCACCACGGGACTTGAAACTGCCCCGCGAGCTAACCACAATATACACAGCATGAAAACACTCATCATCCTCATCAAACGAAGGCTATGCGGCCTGATTTTCAGCCATAGGCCATTGCATCCTACCGATAGTGGGTGGGTTGTTGGAAGTAAAATGGTTGACCGATTCTGTAATAGATGTGGTCACATTGTGAGAATGCCAATGGCGGAAGACCCTCGCTATGACAAAACTACCCGCTGAAACTGAGCGGGTTCAACCCGTAGGAAAATTATGGACACAAACTCAATACCAATCCTGACTCAAATCGGTAACGCAATGCCATCGGCCATTCAACTGCACTGGCCGGCCATCGCCATCCTCATCACTTACATTACGCACGTCAACTGGACTACCGTGCAGAATTATTGTGATGCGCGGACTGGCGGCGTAATCCCGTGGCTGTTCCGGCTACTCGTCGGAACGCCAGCAACTCAACCCGCCGCGCCTGCGGCACAAATGCGTCCTGTCACCAGTCCCGAAGGCACAGTCAAACCAATTATACAACCTGCTGCGATTGTACCACAACCAGCGACGACTGACCCTTTTGGTCATGTGACAAATGACCCTTTGGGGTATCATACAATAACATAAAAATGAAGCGACTTATGACAAAAGAAATGTCCGACAAAATTAGGGCACAAAGGCTCGCGATGCCCCGTGTAACTCTTGCCGAAGCACAGGCGCAAGCAAAACGTGTGATGGCTGGAAGAATGCGCCACAACCAACAACCAAACCAACAACACCAAAAAACACCATGAAAAAACTCACGACCACAATCCTGTTCGCAGCAACCATCGGCCTGCTCGCTCTGGCGGTCAGCGCAAGGGCGCAAACATCAACCAATCCTCCGGCATTAACCACTGCCCAAGCTCTCACTATTGCCGGAACAAATGCTCTGAATGGCTTGGAGTCTCTAAGTCTCACTCCGGGTTTTGTCGGTTCGGCATTTGCTGGCAACATTAGCGGCAATTCATTCGCCGGGGTTGCCATAAATACGCTTCCAACAAACAACATCAGTGCCGGCGTGTTCATCGCGGACTTTTACAAGCACAACAAATCCGATGTGTTTGAAGGAAATGTGAGTGTGGCCTACAACGCCACAGCCACCTTGCCAATCGTCGGCGAGTTGCCGTGCGTGATTACCGAAGGGCCAGCCACAGACATCAGCAACGCCAAAACGGTGTATAATGAAAACACGCTGCTCACGGGTAAGACGTGGGTGTTCAACAAAAACGTCACACTGGCTGTGAACGGGGGTGGGGTCTATCTAACCAAATATCACAACCCCGGCTGGATGGCGACGGCGAATCTGGTTTGGAGATTCTAATAATGTGTTCACTGAGAGTTGATATAATACATTAACTCTCACTAAACAAATTATACTATGAGTTATCCTTTAGTTCCACCACCATTAAATGATACAGGAGCTTGGCAAATACCAAGAACCTTACAAAGATGGTTAGACATTAATCCTATTACTCACTTAACTAGAACTCAGGCATATATTACCTTGCCAGCATTCAATGTAAATGTTAATTGGTTAGGATATTCTGATATAGTTGCGTCATTTAACTATGAAGGGCCAAATAACTTTAGTTTGATTGGTTTTAATATTGAACCTAGTTCTACTCCTAATTATTTGTTATGTATAATGTGGAAAGATAGTAAAGATAATGTAAATCGCTATAAGTTGTGGTCTGGTGTTGGCGAAATATTATATTTCAATATACCAGTATATGCAGGACAAAAAATAGGAAAGAATTTTAGACTTGAGATTTGGTCAACTAATAATACACCAGCAATACAAACAAACAATATACAGGTGTACACTTCTGTTCTTGGCAAGCAGGACTATAGATGGGGAACCGATTTTACACTAGTTGGTAGCGATACTATTTGTACTAATTTTAGTGAACCTTCTAATACAATAGAGTTGGCAATGGGAAAACAGTATGTCGTACCCTATAGTGGCAATTACTATATAATTATAGCAATACCAGCAGGACTTTATGCGCAGACTTTTGTATACACACAGGGTAATGATACTGGATTGTTTGAAAATGACCACACAACTCCTGTTCCTGCCGGCCCCTTTATAGCTATAGATGCTATATATTTTCTTGAAGGGCCTCATTTTGTAGCATCAACGTCGTCAGTAAGTATCTCTAATGTATTTGCAGTACCAATAGCATTTCCGCCTAACTCATATCCACAACCAAATTAATATATATGCCACAACCTTCATCTATAGATTTCATTGCTCCATTCGACCCAACTGGTTATACATCAATAACTGGCGCCCAACTACTTCAATTAGTGTCTGGATTATATCCTAATACTGATACTGGACTAACTTTAATTACTGCTGATATAGCTGGAATTCCACAAGTACCTGATGCTTCCACTACAACCAAGTGGGAAAACTATATATGGATTAGACAGTCAGCTACCTATGTAACTGCTTATGTATGGAATCCTAATGGAGCCACTGATGCTACATATCTTAATTGGGTAACTATAGCTTCTGCTTCTATTGGAGCAGGAACTATCCAAGGCTACATGATAGCTCCTAATACTATTCCAGCATCAGCCATAATTAGTATATCAGCTACCCAAATATCTGGTTCTGTTGTTCCAGCATGGCTAGCACAGCTTAATATATCTGGAACAGCATATTCAACTAATGGATTAATGAATAATAATTCACCTGTATTTGGTGTACTTAATGGTGCTGGCTCTACAGTTGGAATACCTGTATTCGGTACTCAAGTAATACCTTCTACTGCATACGGATTACAAACTATTGGAGGAAGCACAGTAGCATTAGCTAGCCCTATTGTTGATAATAGTATTACTACTAGACAGCTACTATCGAATGGCGGCACAGCTACCGCAGCAGCAACTATTGCAGCAGTCGACCCAAAAACTAATATAATTGTACCAACTACATCTATTCCTGGAATACCTAGCAATACTTCTGTTCCACAAGCTTCTGCTATAGGTGATATTCTTGGAATAGGATATAATGCGAATGCAGCACAGTTAGGTTTTGTTACTATTAGCAGAGCATTGTTAAATTTAGATGACCCTGCTAGTGTAGCAGGACAAGTTCAGATTCCAATTGTAAAAGCAGCAGCTACTGCATATTCGTATGCTAATTTTGGCAACTTAACATTGCAAAAAATAAACGCACAATATTCAACAGCTACCGATTGTACAGGTTCAGTCAGCATGACTGATAGTGTAGTTGGCATGACCACAAAAGGTACATCACGTTCTAGTGGAGTGGCTGTTACAATCACTCCTTTAGCTGGAACTTCTGGCTCTAAAGTAATTGTTACTGCTCATGTTCCTGTATATTTGAATATAAGTGGCGGGGGAGCCTTATGGTTAGGCTTATATGATTCTGTTTCTGCTTTATTTATAGCTTTTGCTAGATTTGGAGGAACAAATATTTCCAATGTTATTACTCTAAAAGGAACAACTGCTGCACTAACAGTGAATACTGCAAGAACATTTACTATTTATATTGGAACCACATCAGGGACAGCAGCTAATGCACAAACTAACTATTATTCTGAAGGTGCATTTATAACAGCAGAAGAAGTTCTATAATATGGCTGAGTACAAACAAAATTCATTCTCTGGTGGATTTAATCTTCTACTTGATGATACTAGACTTCCTGTATCATTTAAGTACAAAGAGGGAGATACTCCTTATGATATTACATACAATCAATATCGACTTGGAATTAATACACGCACACGCTTCGATGTATGTTCTTCTATAAATTCATCAACTGTAGATTTATTAGCACCGGCAGGAATAAAACAAGCCCTAATAGCTTTTGGTAATTATATTATCTTATTCGTATCTGGCACAGCATGGTATCAGTTAAATGGTACACAAGGATGGATTCAGATAAATGGATTCTCGATGGATAAAGTTGCCCCAAGATATTGGACATGTGCAGTTCCACTAACAACAACAAATTATGGCCGCCTTGCAAATCCTGTAAGTGGAACAGTTGCCCTTCCAAATGCAAATGGTGGAATTAATCAAGTTCAAACTAATATAGTAGCTGGTGAATTTGGAAACACACCAGGACTGTTAGTTCAAGACGGAATTAATCAGTCACAGTTTATTTATGTTGATAACAACAATAATGTACAGTGTCGAACAACGCAAACGTATGATGAATGGTCATATCCACTGGACAATACAACATTAAAGCTAACAGGGCCTGACAATAGAGAGTATGTTCCTGTTGGAACCTTTATGGAATGGTACAATGGAATACTATTTATAGTTGACACCAATTTTGAATATATTTATCGTTCAGTGTCTGGCAGGCCATTAGATTTTGTTGTTAATGTTGATATGTATGGACAAAAAGGTGGCGACGCTTCTACAACATCATATTCTGTTGGTGTATCAGGTATTACTGCTATGAGAGCTATGCCAGGAAATAGTTTATTTGTAGCTGCGGGTGGTGCATCAACATTTTTAATTACACTTAATCAGACACCGAATGCTCCTACTATATTTGGAGAATACACTTTTAACAGACAAGTATTGTTTAATTCTAATTGTATAACTGAAAGAGGCATTATTGATATATCTGGCTCACCTAACTCATCTAATGCCGGTGATACAGTATTTATTGATGCTAATGGTTTGCGTTCATTTAATGCAATTTTATCATTACAGAATGAAGGTCGTAATAGTATTTTTTCAGCTACCATTTCTGGATTATTTGCTGGAATAATAAATTCAACTACTATAACTGCATCTACAGGTTCTGGTTGGGCATCTGCTATAATGTTTGATAACTATGCAATATTTTCTGTAAACACAGTATTTGGATACGTATTAGTAGTGTATGATACTATTAACAATGTGTATCAAAGTATAGATACACTGCAAGTTGGTAATCATGCTGTTAAACAATTTGCGGCTATTACTATAACAACATTATCTTTATTTGCAATAACTGATGATGATAGAGTTGTTAAACTTTACTCATCTCCTACTTTTGATTCTTCTACTATTCGATTAGGCGCAGTTAGTGCACAAGACCCTAAAAAAGAATTGAAAGTTATAAATGTTCGTGCTATATTTTCTAATATAACTACTAATAGTACATTTACATGTAAATTGTTTGTAAACAATAGACTAGAACAAACTGTAACAGAAAAGCTAGAATATGTCAATCCTGTTACTCCTTATAATGGTGTTCCTATTGGAACTGATATTGATACACAAACTAACAATACATTATTTTCATTTCCAAACTCGTCACAAGGATGGAAAGCTTTTGTAGTATTAACATGGACAGGAAGTGCATCACTTACATCTACGTCAATCACTACTATAGATGAAACTCCAATGCAACCAATTCGTACTCAAGCTGTTATTCAGCAAACATAAATATGTTATCTTATGTATTACAACAAATTGGCTATAAAGTAGGACTGAATCCTGCTGACAGTGGCCAGAGAGCAGTTCTATTACGCTTCGCTAATACTGCTGCTAAAGAGTTATACAGTATCTCTGATATGTCAGGTTGTTTAGAAGAACAGTATTTCAAGATTAATGCTGACCAAACTATATCCTTGCCAGAGTATGTAGGACAAATAAGAGCAATGAGGGAATCTTGGTCACATATAGCTATTAAGCTATCACAAATGCGACCAAGGTATAATCAGTTTAACTGGACACAAGAATGGCGGAATTGGAGAATAAAAGGACTACAGACACTACAAACATCCTTGCAAAATCAATCTAAATTAATAGTGTCTGCGACTACTATAGAATCGACACCAGCTATTATTAACATTTCAGGGCCGTCAATAGGTTCTACTAATGTGTCCGAAACTATTACACTGTCAAGCACTCCAATTCAAACTTCTAATACATATCTTGATGTGTCTGCTTTTACTAGAAATACTGTTGGCCAATATGATATTATTCTATCTGATATAGATGGTAATCAAATATCATACATACCTAACAATAAACTTAAAGCACAATTTCAGATAATTGATATTTCTACATCACCTTGGTTTCCACCTAATGTTAATCCATTGTTAGGTTGGGTTGAAGTTCTATACAAGAAATCATTACCTTGGTTTCAAAATGATAATGATGAGTTTCCTGTTCCTGGATATGACGAAGTATGGATTAATAAATGCTTGCAATTATGGTATGAAGAAGCAAAAGATATACAAACAGCAACAGCCTATTATCAGAAAGCTATAGCATTGTTAGCACAGATACATGAGGATGCTAATAGAGGAACAGCGGATGAGGTTGCATTTGTAGAAAATCCTCATGATAGAATAAATCATCGTACAGGATTTGGAAGAGACTGGCAATATGCTTATAGAATTACAGGAAGATAACAAATTTGATACATTAATTTATGGCTAAATCATCTGCACTAACTGGTTCTCCACTGCCCCTCGATAGTAAACAGGCAAAACTGTGGAATACTTATGCTACATATCTTCCGCAGATAATGAATATAACAAATGCACAGGAAACTCCTGCTGCATTAGCTCAATTAGGTGCAACACAAGCTACATTACCTGGATATAATGCACTTAATTTACAACAACTATTACAATATGGTTTACCAACAGCACAAGCTGGTCAACAAATTCAGAGTTCAAATGCTTTAGCTGGTTCACAAACACTACTTGACCAACTTCAAGGGCCGGGTGGACAAGCTGCTATTTATGGTACTGCTCTTAATAATGCTCTTAATCCAGCACAAGCTGCTGCTAATGGTCAAGCTGCTAATCTGGTTAACAGTATTAACCTCAATGGCTTATCTGGCGGTGAGCAAGCAGCAGTTGAACGCTCACTAAACCAATCTAATTATGCCACTGGAAACCTAGGATTAGATAATGCTACCAATGCTGTATCAAACGCTATGCAATTTGGTAATGCATTACAAGCTAAACGTGCTGCTTTGGGGTCGGCCCTTGGGACTGCCACAGGGGTTGCTTCTTCTCAGAACCAGCAGATAAATCCATTTGCTGCTGCTATTGGCCAGCCTAGTCCAGCTACACAATCTAACTTTGGTACTAATACATTCTCTCCAACTAGTCCAAATTCTCTTGGTTCTAATACATCTAATATATTTGGATTTGGTTCAGGTTTGCTAGGAAATCAAACGTCAATGCAGAATACTAATACATCTGCTGGCGCGCAACTTGGAGTGGCTAGTGCAATACCAGCATATATTGGTTCTGTATGTTGCTTTATTATGTTGGAAGCATATCATGGAACTATGCCAACGCATGTTAGAAAAAGTAGAGATAAATACTACAAGTATTCAACAGATATGGCTGCTGGATATAGGAGAGTAGCATACTACATAGTGCCATTAATGAAAAAATCAAGTGCCGTTCGCTCTATAGTTTGGCATCTTATGGTACATCCAATAACTAAACATCTTGGATTCGTACATGGAATAGAAGATTATTCATGGCTTAATAAAAAGATTTGTAGATTTTGGCTCAGAACGTGGACTATTCTAGGCAGAAACAAGAATGAGTCTGCATATAATAAGGAATTTACTTATGCCTTTTGATTGGAGTAATTTTGGAAATGTATTTATGCCACAAGCACAAGATGTGTTAATGAATAGATTAGCGCAATCACCTATTGGTGGAGCGTATAATACAGCAGCACCCATATTCGGAGCACCTTCTTTAATTGGTCAATCTTCCTCACAATATTCTCAAAATCAACAACCACAACAGCCACAAACTAATCCACAAGATGCTGTTTTGAATCATTGGCAGCAACAAAATCAACAAACTGCCTCCGAAGGGCCACCTATACAGCAAGTTAGTACGCCAAAAGGAAAAGGTGACCAAGTAGCAGGTGCTTTAATCGGAGCATTATTATAATAACATTATGCCATTAGCACAAGTATTAGGAGATATATTAGGGGATGTAGGCAATGCAGCTTACAATCCACAGCCTAACCCTGCGTATGGAGCAGTTAAAGTTAGTCCTGATGACTATGTAAAGCATCTTAAAGCAGCAGGTATTAATTTGCCTGACAACTATCAGCCGCCACAATCTAATATGTGGCTATCACCAGATGGTAAGGACGTTACTGACCACGTTAATCAAGGGTTATCACCCAATGACCCATTTATAAAACCCGGCTTTTGGACTAAACTAGTGTCCTCTAATGCAAGAGGAATAGCTGCTGAGAATGCACAAGCAGAGGTTAATCCTGCTATGCAAAACTCTTTTGTCCAGGCTAAAGCATTTGGAGCGACAGGAAATCCAATGATAACTGGTACTCTTGCTGGTCAATCTGGCATCAATGAGGCACACAGAATGCTAGAACAATCTAAAACTGCTCTTAATCGTTCCCCTATTGTAGAAGCTACTAATGATGCTGAGGCTTCTAATAGATTAGCGGTTACAACTGGTTCAGACCCATTGGCAATCCGACACCAAATTAATCAACTTCGCACACAACTTGGTCAAGACCCGACAGAAGCTCAAATACTAGACAATATTAATCAAATTAAATTAGGCACAACTGGACAAGAAAGAACAGATTTACCAACTACAATGGGCACAATAGCTGGTGAAGATGCACAAAGAAATTTAGCTGCAAATTATTTTTCTGACCCATTAGCGAGCATACCATATCTTGATAGATATATTCCAGGTAAAGGCATACAAACATCTGGTGGTAACTTAGCCTTAGGGTATAGGTCTCCTAAGTGGTTAGAAATGCAAACACTCTCCAGGGGTATGCCAACTGGTGGAGCACCAACTCCTACTTCAACCGGTAACGCTTTTATCAAAACAAATGTGGGTGGTGATATAATTTCACCTACTATTGGCAATGTCGGACAGCAAGGACAGCAATCTTCAAGCGGGCCGGATTGGTTAAATAATCCAGATGCCAAGATGGTAATGCTTGACAAGTATCCAGAAATAACTGTTGATAAAAATAGCGGACGAATTTATACCAAGGATGGGCATGATATTACAAATGACCCAAGAATAGAACCTATTAAACAAGCGGCTATTCAACAATTCCAAGAGGAAGAACAAAATAGAAAAGATTTAGTACATGATGCTGCTAAATCTACTATTGCTACAAAAATGGCAGTTTTGAAGGAACAACAAAAACGATTACAAGTCGCACATAACGCTTCTGGATGGCTACCTGCTGCTGCACAGGCATATAAAACTGGTTCTCCAGACAATCCATTAGGTGTTCAAATGATAGGTAAACCTGCAGAATGGGCTGGAATTGCTACAAGTAATTATCATCCTATCAATAAACTTAAATCTTGGATAAACAATGATTTAATTGGATACTAATTTATGCCAGTAACTCCACAAGAAGCCGCTGACTTAAAAGCACAGGGTTGGACAGACCAAGAAATAGCTGGTGCTATTCCTGCTCCTAATCAACAATCTAGTAATGGACAAATATCTGGCCCACAAACTGTAGGTCGTACACTAGTAGCGCATGGTGGTGGTATATTGGGTGGCGGTCTTGGAGCTATTGGTGGTGGAGCATTAGCTGGAACAATGGTAGAACCAGGATTAGGAACCATTGCTGGTGGCATTATAGGTGCATTAGCTGGTGGTTATGCTGGTCAAAAAGGCCAGCAAGCTATTGAATCACCTGAGACATATGAAGCTCAACAGTTGGCTGCACAACAAGCTGCTGAACAACATCCTAATATAGCAGAAGGAACTGACATAACTGCTGGTGCTTTGGCATCTGGTGGTATGTTCTCTCCTACAACTGCTGCAAAAGGTATTGGCGGAATTATTGGTAAACTTACTGGAAGGGGAGCAGGAGCTTTAATAGCCGAACAAAAAGGATTAATAGGTCAAGCTGCTAAAGCTATGGCTAGTGGAAGTCAAGAGGACATTAATGCCATTGTCAGTAGATTAGGTACAGTAAGTAAAGCACTTCCTTCTGCGCTTGAACAAAGCAAAGCAGCACAACAAGTCCTACTACAGTCGGCCCTGAACCCTGCTATATCTACTGGATTGAGTTTAGCACAAGGACAAGGCATGCCATCAGCTAGTGAGTTAGGCAAGCAAGCTCTTGGTGGAGCTATGTTTGCTAAGTCTTGGATGCCCCATGGTAGGTTAGGTGAGCCAAATCCAGAAGTTAATAATGGCGAGTTAGCTAATGATGGCAGCCAAGAGCCGACGAGCAAACCTTGGGTATCGCCATTTACTGCTGTAGATGATGCCGGGGATTATAAGATTGGGAATAAACAAATACAAAGTTTGTTTAAGAAGAAAGACTCAGGATTCTTACAACCTGTTCCCAAGGATGCAGATGCTATTACTAAAGCATATATCAATACGGCAAATGAGAAGTTAGCTGCATTGCCAGTTGACCAGATGCGAGAGATGTTACACCAGAAAGCTATGGGTGAGAAGGCTAATGATATTGCAGGAGTGACAGAACCAGAAGCAGGGTTAAGGAGTGAAGAAGAACCAACAGAAGAAGAAACACCTATTACTAGAGCTTTAATGGGGTTAGAACCTAGAGGGGAAATTAATGACAATACTAAGATTCCAACAGAAGATACTAGTGCAACTAAACCAGTATTTACTACAGAAGTATTGCAAAAGATAATTGATAAGGGAGCAACTAAACCAGTATCAGTACAGAGAATATTTCCAAAACTTAATCTATCTATTCCAGAAGCAACAGAGGCTTTACGTCAGGCTGACCTATTGGCTGAGTTGCATGAGAATAGACCTGAACCAGAAAGTGAGACACAAAATGCCACTGGAATACGAGAAAACACGGGACAGCCTAGTAAAACAGGGCAAGTCGCTCAAAGCAGCCAAGTCAGAAGCAGCAGCAATATGGTGGAGCAGACACCCAGGAGCGCAGAATCCATTTCACAGGAAATCAGCAGCAAGTTACCAAAAAGCCAGGAGTATAAAGGGATAGTTCAGTCAGCTCCACAACATTCAGAGTCGGATTTCATTTCTAATGCTGCATACATGATTCAGCATCCAGAAGAAATGGGTCTGTATAAAAATCAACAAGGAGCATTTAATGGGACACAGTTGTTAGGTACTATTAAGAATAAGATTCCATCTCTTGAATGGGAGATGCTAAAGGCTGCTGGAATAGAAAAGGCTTTTGAGGGGAGAAAGATTTCAGGAGAAGATGCGGCTAGGTGGATACAAGAGAATGAGCCGAAGGTGAAGGTGAGGAAGTTTGGGGAGGGTGGAATACAGAGAAGTCCTGAACAAGCTGAATACTCACAACTCCATCATAGTTTTTGGGATAGTTTGAATGACTCTGATGCACGTGCTTTGAAACAAAAGTTTCTTAAAGGAGAACCTATTGGTAAATATGATGCTCCTTTGTTTGGACACCCGTTAGATGAACAGTTTATTAAAACAGCAAATCGTTATAATGAACTAGCTCGAAAGTCTATTGATGAAGGGTGGATACAAAAGGAAAAAGCTGGTCAATCCCACTGGCAATCCATCGCACCCAAGTCCGAGAAAGACATGCCGGAGTATGCTGAGTTAGGTCTTTTAACTGATGGAAACAAAGACCTTTTCCAACCGCATCGTTTACCTCCCTATTTTAGTCGTGGACATTTAGAAGTTTTGCCTGATGGAACTCATGTTTGGGAAGTTCATGAGGTTCAGCAAGATGTAATTAAAAAGGTTAGTGATAACGAATATAGAATTAGTCCAACAATAGCCGGAAGGGGCAAGACTGATTATTCTGAAATTACTTTTAATTCCTTTAACGAAGCAGCTAAGTTTGTCACAGAAAAAATTGACCCTTTGTTTCCTCATTGGGAACGCTTGATGGTTAAAGCAAACATTGACCACGCTAATGAGTTGTTTGATAGACTTGGTGTTCCTAAAGAAAAGCGACGTGTTGGATTCGACGACGCAGAATCAGCGATGATGACGGAGGGGCATGATAGGCAAGCAATAAGGCTAGGACGTGATATAATATACCCAGGAGAGCCTGACTACAAAGTCACCCAAGAACCCGGTATGCGTCTCCACTACGACCGCACTCTCCCAAAGATAGCAGAGGAGTTTACGGGGAGTAAGGGTGAGAAGGTTAGTTTTGGGGAGCATAAGAATGCAGTGCAAGTAGGTATGCATCTAGTGGATAATCTGAACACTAAAGACGAAGCAATAGCTGACATGAAGGCTACTGGTAGAAATGAAAATGAAGTAACCATAAAACAATATGGCCCTAATAACTGGGGATATGAAAGAAATGTAGGACACAGAAAAGACCTAATCTTCCGCAACCCTGATGGCACACCAAAGACGGACGTGACTGCTCGTGTATATGACATATCTAAGATACCAGAACGTCCACCTAAACTATTTGGCAAGAATTATTCTCCTCTCTCCGACTACAATCGTTATCAAGAGCTAGATAGACAGCGTATAGCGATGGAGTCTAAGATTACTGACCCTGAGGAATTGATGGCTAATCCAGAACACCAAGCTATTAGCAAAGAACTAGAAGCTATTAAGAATAAGTATCAAGGTCAAGTTCCACCACAGTTTCCAGAGAATCATGTCTTAATGCCTATTCAATTACAGTCACACATACTCAATGGCAAGGCTACTACTGGTAGCATACTACATGGATTAGCTAATACTCCTGACCATCCATTACAAGAGTTAGCTAGTGGACTTCTTAAAGCTTCTGATGCTAAGTCTCTACAAGTTAAATGGAATCACGACCCCTCATTAGACTCGTCTCTTGCTGGTGCTAAACGCTCACACTATGACCCAATAACTGATAGAGTTAATATTGGTACCGGCTCAGCTGGTGATGCTAGAGTTGTTATGGAAGAAGCTGTACATAGTTTAACATCTAAGAAGATACCATTCTTCAAAGGTCAAGGTGAAGAACACTACAATAGGCTAAATACTTATCTTAAGACTGGTTCTAATGAGCATGTTAAGGATTTGATTAGGTCATATTTTGAGACGGCTAAGGCTCTTGGGATACATCCAGAATTATTTAAGGATACTGAAATGCCTCTACATCCTAAAGGTGCAGCAGGAAATCCAGATGAAGCTGTTAGTCAAATACATGGTTATGGAGCTACAACCAAATATGCAATGGGCAACCTTGACGAGTTCATTGCTCAAGCTATTAAAGACCCTGAGTTCCAACGAGTATTAAATGGCATTAAGACAACTGACAATCGTACAGTTTGGCAAACAATAGTTGATGCTGTGCGAAATTTACTTGGCCTAGATGCTAAAGCTGGTTCTATGTTAGATAGAGTACTCAGAACTTCTGGTGAGTTAATTAGTCAAGAGAGACCAGAAGGATTGACTAGCATTAAGGATAGAGTTAATGCCCCACCAAAAGAAGGTGAACATGTAACACCAGAACTCAAACCCTTCTTTGGTCGTGCTGGTAGATTTTTTCAGAATGCTATAGAAAGGGCTAGAACAGTAGCACCAGAAGTGTCTGATGCATACCATAGATTCTACAATGCCCGCTCTGAGATATTTGGTAAGGTTTATGGTAATGTAAAGAATGTAATGAATCGAACTGGATTTACTACAGAAGATGGAAAACGATTAATAGAAGCTCAACGACAAGAAGAATTAACTGGCAAGCCTATAGCTACAACATTCTTTAAGAATAATGCTCAGCGACAAGTTTGGAATGAGTATAAGTTACGATACAAAGAACAAGGTGAAGAAGCCGTCAAAGACAAGCAGCCAGTGTATGACTACAATCAGCATCAGTTTCGCATTAGACAACTGTCAGATACATCTCACCCTATGATGCTTAATCCTAAAATTGGGGAGATACTACGAGCTAACACTGACACAGAGAAAGTCGACCAACTTAAACAGGATTTCCTAGATAATCAGAAAGCTCATGGTGTCAGTTTGACTGATGCTCAAGAGAACTTAGCAACTGAACTTAAAGCCATGCAAGGTACTGCCTCCAATACTGGTTCAGGAAGTATGGCACATTTTAATGCTAATAGACGTGCTCAAGGGATACCTCTCCCACCCTCTTGGCAGAGAGATAACTTCGAACAGAACTTAAGAGCATATGCCTCTCGTAATGCTGGTGACAGAGCACACTATAAATACATCGAGTCTAATCCATCTGTTATGGCTCAGTTAGGAGAAACTCATGATGCATGGGGTCGTCCTATTCCGCCAACAAATAAGCCAGTTGTTGCTGGCAATCAGTTTGTTAAATCATTAATCAATGAATCAAAAGGAGAAGTTGGCCCACAAGGATTCTATACTGAACGTGCTGGTTCATCAACTGCAACTGCTCTGTTCATATCTTCTCCTGCTTTGTCTGCTGTTCATGTACCTATATCTAATATATCTGGTATTGTCGGGCTAACTAGAAATCCTATTGAGACAGGTAGAACTCTGTTAGCTGGACTAAAAGGCATGTATAGTGGAGTAGCAACTGCTAATAAGAATGGACTGGTTATTCCAATGGCTAGACCAGTATCAGACATATGGGATTCTTCTTTAACTACTGCCGAGCACTTTCAAGCTATGTCCTCTTTAGTTCGCAGATTTGGTTCTCTTAATGATATAGTTACAAAAGGTAATATTGGATATATGCAGTCGGCCATGGAATTCTTAGTACCTAAAAGGCTCGCTCAAGCTAACCATGGTGAGGGTGTTGGTAGCAAAACATCTCAACAATGGTTACGTAAGTTAGACCCTGACTTTACTATTGGCAAGCAATACTCACCAGATGAAATACAACAATTAGCATCTAGGGCCGTTGGCTATCTACATGGTACTAATGACCCACGTTCAATGCCAGAATGGATGATGCGTGACAGTGAGATTTCAGGCTTCTTTTCTATTGCTCATTGGTCAGTTGCTCAGACAGATAGATTTATGCGTGATATATGGACACCAGCAACTAAGGGAGACTTAACTCCACTAGTCGCATCTATGTTTGGTGCGACACTAGGTGGATATATTATCAAAGAATTGAGAGAACAAATATCTGGCAAGCATTCTCCAATACCCTCTTTGCAAGAGATAGCCGCATCAGATAGGCAGTTCAAAGGTAACGCTGGCCCATTAGCATATAACATGATTTCTGCATTACAGTATGCAGGATTTGGCGGAGTGTTTAGTCAAATTGCCAAGTGGCCATTTGATGTTGCATACAAAAATATTCCACAAGCCGCTGCATTTCCATTGGATGAAGAAATAACAGATATAGGTGGTACTATATCTAATGTAGCATCTGCTCTGGCAAATGACCCGAACATCAACTATGTTGACTTAGCTAAGAATGTAATGGCTCATGTACTTACATCTGACTTTAGGTTAGCTAGAGAAGGGTATAATCAGTTAATTAACAATGGGATGATTACTGGAACTCTTGCTGAGAAGAAAGTATTATCAGATAAGATGGGTCAACTTAGACGATTTGAACAGGTTGAAGGATTGCCATTCAATGCACAAGATGCTAGTAATGCAAATCCATACATGAATATTGAGCAGAAACAATTTAAGATGGAACAGAATCCACAGAAAGCAATGGCTATGTTGCCAGGATTGATTAGTAATATTATACAGAACTATTCTAATACTCCCGATGTAATGATGAGTAAGTTAAAAGCTCTAAAAGAGAACTCTTATGAAACTTTCCCATCAATGGAAGAAATGCCTCTGTCCTTCTTTAAATATATTGGGTACTTGAATAGAGAAGAAGGGCCAGAGGCAGCGAATAAAGAGTTACAAGACTATATGAAACGGAGGGTTATTAATGAGGCCAAGTCGAGTGTCATACCTTGAAATTTATACATTTTGTCTTTCTTTTTCTTGTGCCATAGTATCTAAAAATATTTTTAAGTGTTCTGGTTCCTTATCATGTGTAACCTTACATATAACTTTAAGTCCAACCATTGATAAGGTCTTTACTACTAGATAACTTTTATCATCAGATAAACTAATAATCACATTTTCATTCATACTTTCCCATCCTTCTTATTTTTAGTCCAATCTCTTTTCTTGACTTCTTCCCAAGTGTTCGATACTGCCATACTTAAGTCAATATCATTCTGTTCACAATAGTCAGCTAGATATATTACAATATCACCTATTGCATCTATCTTAGACATAGTATGCTCAATATCCATACCTCTAATACCTTGCTCTGCTTTCAAATGAGCATGACATAGTTCACCAACTTCTTCTGACACACCAAGCAATGGTTGATGTTTCTGTTTATTAGGAAAGTTCTTAGCAGACCATTCTGCTACTTCAATTTGTAATTTTGTTAAGTTCATATTGCTTTGTATATCATGTATGTTTTATGTGTAATTTTATCCTCAGCAGAATCCTCTATTATCTTACCAGTTCCTATCAAATGTCCTAGAACATCCTCTGCTGATTTCTTACCTTGTGGTAATGATTTCCAGAACTCCATCACTATATCAACCATTGTTGTTGTATGCCTTTCGCCAATATAGTGAAATATCCTGTCTGTCACTTTAGCTAAAGGATTATCAGTCTCAGACTGCAAAGCTAAATGCATGGTAGGTTCTTCTTTGTCTAATATCTCTATAGCTCGTTTAACTTCATCTATGCCAATAGTCATATTATTATTCTGAATACCACCATAATCATTCTCAGAAAAGTGTTCAGCCATAGCTACTTTCTTAACCATTATTAGTTTTCTAGTATAATAATGTATTAACTTTGGCGAGCTATTAATTCGATTTTTAGGGTTAGAATCAAATTCTATCCACCAATCATCTAAGTATTTAGCAGCTTCAGGAGTAAATTTAACCTGACCATATAACTTAGCTAGATTCTTTATATGAGCTAACAACTCTGCTCTATATCTAGCTTGTTCAGGAGTTGGTTCTGGTATATCTGACACTGACTTACGATTCTTAGTTGCACAGATAAATAAACATCTAGCAGCAAATCCAGTACCTATTAACTTGTCATTTGATATTTCTTCCATGAAGTCAGGAGTAGTTCCAGCTAAGAAATTAAGGCATCCTCTACGCACTCTGTCCTCTCCATTATTCTTAGTTTTGTATTCATAGTCTAAAGGGCAGCCATGAAGTCCATTTATGTAATGGATTACACTGTCAGCTTTCTTTCTAAAAAGACTACCTAGCTCGTCAAGACAAAAGAACATTGAGCAATGATAGTATATGTCCATCTTAGGTTCGCCAGAACCATTCATGTATGTAAAGTTAATTCTTCTACCAGCCTTGGACATGCTATCTACTAACGCTTCGTATGTAGTAGCATCAGGTGCATAAGGGAATAGAGTAGCATCCACTTTCTCACCACCACGTTTAAGCTTCATAGTAGATGCTTCTGCATCCTCAAGGTTAGCCTGCTCTACTTTCTCTATTACTAATTTCTCTTGTTCAGAGGATTTATCATGAACGGTATTGAAGTCTTTTTTCTTGTGATATTTTAGGAACTCCATCACGCGAGTTAGCACTAATGATTTGCCAGTCCCTGGCGGGCCATATAGAATGCCATACATATTGCCAAATAATGGATTAGTACCATTCTTAGGGTCAGCACCAAATGCCACTCTACGTTGTAATGATGCGGCCACAATGAATCGCCAGCCCCATTGGACGTATCTATCAGGGCTAGGCAGAGCATCATTGTAGGCCATCCATTTGTCAAAGTTGGTCATACTTTATTAGGAAAGAAATACTTTCTAGTAGCATGTAACCTCTTTTGTTTTCTAATCCATCCTGATTTCTTTTGATATGACCATCTTAATTCTTTTTTAAGATAGTGTGCTGCTAAATAAATAGCTAGAAATTCATATTTATCTTTCATATAGCTAAAGTTTTCAGTCCCATCGGATTATCTTTCTCTTTGAATGGTGCCCAATTAAGGCCCACTTGAGTCTCAGATTTCATATTGAATACTACTCCATCAACAGGTGATGTAAACTCCTGTTCAATAAATTCTTTCTGTTTTCTTCCGCACTGCATTGCTTCTTCTATAGGACATTGAGATACTATGCTGTCATGGCCATTAAGTAACAAGTCCCAATCAAGATGATTAGTCTCTATGTATTCCTGCATTGCACAGTATGCTCTGTTAGTTATCTCACCTACCGTTGATTGCGGAGTCCATGCATAGAATGATTTATAGTCTTGTTCCGATGGACTATGCTGACTAAGATAATAAGGAGCTCCAAAGAAGTTATAAAGTATTCTTGTCTTTTCAGCTTGATAACGAACTCGCCTATTACGTTCAGGAATTTCAGGAAATAACGAACGATGTATTACTAGAAATCTAGTGGCTTCGTCCATTGGGAGAGATATTTTTCCGCCAGATTTCTCCAAAACATTCATTCTAAATGCTTGTGCTTGTACATCATAGTTAGCACTAAGATTAGTTTGTTTGCCAAAATAATAATATCGTTTAGATGATGGCCAGTTGTCAGTCTCTTTTATTAGATGCGACAAATCTTTCCAGTATGGATTAGATTTTAGTGCTTGTATAGGCGTCTTTAGTACATCTTGTATATCAAATCCTGGTACATCTTTCATTTCTTTTTGCCATACATAAGGAAACAAATGAGCACTAACATACACATGAGAATGTACTCCATGAATGAATAGCTGTCTATATGGGCCAGCTTCACAATCATATCCCATGATAAGAGCTTCGGCTCCGGCTTGGTCAGTCTGAACCAAAATCTTACCATCATCAGGTACATATATCTGACGCATTGATTTCTCAATGTTTTGTAAGTTACCACCAAAACCTATCTTCTTCAACTTGCCATTGATATACTGTTTCTTAGGCATAATTTGCCTAGAACGCAGACGAAAAGATTCTGCGCCAGCTACATGCCACATACAGGAATCTCTAATCATTTTATGTATCTTAGATACGAGCCTGTAATTACTTTTGAGTTAAAGCTAGATGTAGGAGGCACCCATTCTATACCTAGTTTCTTAAACCATTTCTTTTGTGCTTCAGTTGGTGGAAGTTGACACACTATTCGTGGTTGTGCTTTCATTTGTATTAATCCAAGGAATAAACCTAAGACGACTTGTTTCTTTCCTTGTTTGTCTATAAATATTTACTAATGTTAATACAGGATTGTTATACTTGAGTGCTAGTTTGTACAACGACTTCTTACCTAATGATGGCTGTCCAGTATCCTTAGACCGAAACATAACAGGATAACCTAACAACTCATGGAAGTAAGTGCAGCATTGTTTAGTCGAACCAGCAAACATGCCAACCTTTCTTGTTCCTCTTATATCTTTCATGCCTTGCTCACCAATCAAAATCTCAATCATTCTATTGTACTGTACCATCAATCTATCATTCTCATTACACATAGAATTTATTTTCGCCTCGTCCGTTTTGATGCCTTGTAACGTGGAGGTAAGATAAGGACGAATACACCGCATAGCAGCCATAATACTTTCAGATAAACCGGGAATCGTTCTAGCATATGATTCAATAGCGTTGTAAACTAGATACATAGTGTACACATCTTTACCACAATAGCGTAACCTGTCCATCATTTGTTCATGTGTTCTGTATGCCATTGAGTTCTCATCTTTATGAAATTTCTCCCATGTCCAGTATGATACACAATGACCAAGAGACTTTTCAATGTCAGGAAAGCATCTATGCATAGCTATCATAGTATCATATGTCTTAACTATTGGTATATGATACTTCCACGCTAAAATAAAGAAATCAAATGTTTGACCATTGTGGGCAACTAAAGTATTGTCTCTAATAGCAATTGCCAAAGCTCGTAAAATACAGTGTAGATTAGTATAAGCCCACTTATAGTTATAATCAAGAACAGGTACAGAATAAATAGTAGAGCCATCAAAAGAGAAGCTAAAGCATTGCCAATTGCATTCTTCAATGTCTGTCTCTTTGTCATAAAATAATAGTTTGTTCTTGTTATCTTGTAAACACTCTATCACTTCTTTAGCTGATGGATAGATAATGTATTTTGGTTTTCCAACCACTGGACTGTAGTCAGCGAGTATCTTCTTACACTTGGATACATCAGCTTTGAGCCAAAAAGCATAGTTAGCCCTCTTGGTTCTGCCATGTCTCTTAACATCGCCCTCGTCCTCATCTTCATCTGAACCTGATACCTCAGAGTCTGTAGAATAGTCTTTAGCATATGGATTATTTTCTCCTTCATAGTTACGAGGGTCAACTGCATCTTGCGGAAGATAGGATGCTATTGCAGGAATACCTTTGTGATACATCAGGGAACCTCTCATTTCATTGAGTGAGTTCCCTAATGTTTCAGGAAGGAATTTATGCATTGCTGATTCTCCAAGTAGTAATATACACTTGGTATCGGGGAGTAGCGGTGCAGTTTCATCCCTTAATCTCACGTCACATTGCATACTATTATATTCAGGGCGTAGACAATGGTTGTCAAAAAGCAATCCTCCATTTGCACTTAGTAACCTTAGAGAATCAAATCTGCTTGGATTACTCATGACTACTGTCAATCCTGAATACTTAAACTTTGGTTTGTTTCTTAATAACATTTGAATCGTGTGATGCTAGTTCTGCCATTATAGCAATACCAATAGATTTTATATAATCTATATGACGAGCAATTATCTTTGTCTCTATGTCATTAGCTAATACTGAAATCTTAACTCCATAAGTTCTTATTTCCCCATTAGTTACTATATTATCCTCAATTCCTATTTGCATAAATTAAATAAAAGCCGATACTATTTATACTCCCTCGGCAAACGGGAGGCGATTATTTAGTAAGGTTTAGAACTATCAGTGGGCGCTAGTGCAAAGATTTGAACTATCTTAGGATAGTTAGTCTTGAGTTCTTTCTCAGTGATAGGATGTTTCAATACATCACCCTCTTTAATCCCCTTAGCCAGCTGTTCTTTGGTTGGAGATTTGCGTTTAGCTTTCTGGTCATTATCTAGTTCAGCATATACAACCTTACCTTTGAATCCCATTGGAGGATTCTCAGGATTAAAGTTATCTTCATCAACAGGAATTTCGCATGCTTTGTAAAGAGCGAGCAAGCGTTTCTTGTTGTCTGCTGTCTTTTCAATATCAACTTGACCATCTACTAATGTTTGTACATTCTGATAATACTTAATAGGTATTCCAGCAATGTTATATTCTTCTCCTGCTACTTCCATTGATTCGGGAGAAACAATTTCTAATCCAAGAGTAAACATTGGATTTTCCTTGCTAGAAGGAGCAAACTTTTCGTCTACGAATCTAAGAATATAGTTTGATTGATGTTCAAACACTACATCCATGTTCCATTTCTTCATTGTTAATTGGCAGTAGGATGCCAGCCTATGTTTTGTTTATCCTCTTAGATGTTATATCCAAGAGAAATTACTTACCAGCAGCCTTGGTAGGTTGTGGTGGTTTAGCGAACTCTGTTTCAAGTTCATGCAGGTTAGTCAATACTTCAGCAAAGGTAGCATAGAATAATGCTGACTGACCTTTGGTTGAAGATACGGATACTAACCATCCATTCATTATCTTATTGATTGTTATGTTCATATTTCAATTTTAGGAAAGAGTTCAGTAATGATTTTATTGAATTGTTCTTTACGTCGTTCGGCCAATGCTAGTTCATCTAGCTTATCAATGATAGTATCATAGTTAAGTTCTTTAACCGAACATGCTTCATTAACTTCTTTCTCCAATGTTGCACAACGCTCCTCAAGTTTAGCGACTTCAAGTTCGGCTTTTAATTGTTGTGATTTAGAACGAACAGGTGCAAGAGTTTTATCAACTGCATCCTTCGTCATTGTTATTAGTTTTTGATATGGTGTTAGTTTCATACTTTGTTAGTTAGTAATAATAGTTTCTTGTTTATTATTTTCTCTACTGGTTGTGTAGATTGTTGTGGCCATCCACCTAATGGTTGCATTGCTGCCATTTCTCCCATCTGTGATTGTTGCATCATTCTATATTGCATTTCTCTTTGTCTTTGTCTTTCTTGCATTCTATAATATTCTTCTATAGAATTATTTGTGAGTCCATTCATATTAAACCTTTCTCATGTACTTACTAAAGGATTCCCAATTGGCAGGGATGAATTTTGGTTGATTAACTAATGAGCCAGACTTGGCATTAAACAAATCATCACCTATTGTTTGCCAATAGTATATTGCTGGCCCAACAAATGTATCACACATTGCCTTGAACTCTTTAACATCTTTCATTCCCCATGCGGCCAATGACTCTGGTTTGATACTACTATAATCAGTTGGCTTAGCTGCAACATGCTGTCTGAACCAGTCTGTGTAGTCTTTGATTATGGTATCACCAGACTTGCCAGACAACACAGGACGTATCTTACCTGTGTACTGTCCCGGCTGTCCAACTGTTGTTGGTTTGTCAGGTCGCTCTGACTCATGGCAGAGTAACATAACATCACACTTAAGTGACAATAGTATAAATGAAATCTCATTTATATACTTCTCTTTTATCTGCCACTCCATAAATTCATTGACTCTACCAGTCTTAGAAATAGCTACTTCCATTTCATTGGCTTTAAACCAAATATGATATGCATTTTCAATATCAGATAGTCCATCAAGTATTAAAGTTTGTTCACTAGATAATTTTGGTGACTCTTTCTCTAACCATTGTACAAACTTATCTTTAACTTCTTCTCTCTTGCCACCTACTTCTGATTTGTAGAATGGTACTTCATGAACGTCAGCCCTTCCTTGATGTGCACCTAGACCTCTATTTAGGTTAGCAACTATAGGATGTTGAAATGTAAGGGCCGCCCATGTCTTTCCAGTGTTTGGGAAGCCTTGAATACCTAGTCGGATTTGTTGTCTGCCTACTATCTTGTCTAATGAATTGCAGTTAGGTGGAATATAAATGTTACTCATTGTTGTTCTTTCTATCAGTTACCTGTGTTCTCTAAATACTTATGTCGTTCTATATTGGCATCTGGTATTATACCCTTCTGAATCTTTACTCCACCAATCTCTATGTTCAAATGGTTTTGTTCAACAGTTGTTGTAGAAGGGCCAAGAGTTAATAAGGGATATGCTCTGTTAAAAGCCTGTAACAAAGACTTACCAGATGTATGTTCTATTACCAGAGCTAGTAAGAACACTCCATCTTTGTCTTTAATATGTATTGAGATTGTTTTTGGTTCGGTCATAAAATGTTTCATATTTCATTATATTTTAGAGGATTAAATATACGTTTTTTGAAATCTCTCTCTAATAAAATCTCAGATACATTTTCTTCTGAATTACAAACACACCAAAATTTGCAACGTCCCCACTCACCTATACACGACCCGTTAATTAACCCTTCTTGTGGTAAGTAACCAGTCTTAATAGCTTGTGATAGTCTCTTACATTGGTCATCAAGTGTAAGTCTAAATGCATCAAGCTCAGCATCTCTGTATGTAAACACTGATGACCTACCATACGATGTCTCATTCATAGCAGGCTTGATAAAGATAGCATCTATAAATGCACCAGTATTAGTCTTACCTATCTGTCCAAGTATAGAGTTAGGTTCAAGGGCCGCCATTAGTTTTAATGCAACAGTATAAATGCGTAGCTGTCTAGCTCTATCATATTTAGAAAAGTATTCTTTCTTATTCCAAGTTGAGGTTGTTTTGAAATCTCGGATAGCATAACAGCCACCCTTAATCCTGCCTAAACCATCTATTGTTCCACACAGATAGATTCGTACTGTATCATCTTCGTAATATAGAATACGGAAGGTTACTTCGGATGCGGGTTGTAAGAATGATTTGGCTCCATTACAGACTGGACACTCTGATACAGTTAAAATGACTTTATCACCTTCCATTCTAAGACTAGAAGTATCTGCAAAAGTTCCACTCCCCTTACACTTCCAACAAGGCAAGTTAAGTTCTACTAACTCAAACTCTTGGTCAGGCTTAATATACATTTCCCATGTGTTAAAGGCTACACCTATCATATGGTTCTTGTCCATAAGATGCGGTGATTTACCTTTGAAGTCAACCTTAGGTGCAGAGAAAGCTAATTCAGCTTCGGCCCTAGCTGTTGGTATGTGCCCTTTAGTCTTGTACATCATGTCCCAATACTTATGACATGCTACACCATAAGTTAGTTTGCAATCTTGCACTGGTTCTGTATATCCATCTACAACAGTTCTGTGTAAATTAAGAATACATCCAGATGCTCCAAGAGCAGTTGAGTCTAAGTTAATATCAATCATCTTTTCTTATATGTTAGTAAACTCACATCTACCTCAATCCCAAGATTCTTAGCTAGGGCTAAGCCTTTAGCTAGGTTAGGATTGGCAGACATAAGTTGTTGCTCTTTGCGTTTAGCTGGTGTTGCCATTTCAGGACGGGTCTCTGGAAAGTATTGAGCGAAATGAATCCTAAGTTCTTCATCAGACATCTTTTCCAAAGTAGCTGCATCACAAGCTATTAGTTCCTCAATGGTCATATAAGGATGCTAAGTCAGCTAGCACAAATTGCGGTTCTTTATCTGGAATAAATACTGTTACATTTTTCTTTGTTTTCTTTATTGACTGTATATTATGGCCACCAGAAATTCTATGTGTTGACATACCCACATATCTGAACTTATTCTTCTTCATGACTTAATAATCTTAACCTCTCTTGTTGATACAGAAAATATAATGTTAGTTAACCCATCTAACTCCATGTTAAGTTGTTCAACTTGTTCAGGAGTCAATAGCAATCCATCCTTATGAAAAGGCTCGGTGGCTTGTGGGTTGTCTAACCATTCTTCCATGTTACGTTTCCATATAGGATTATCTTCTTCTGCTATACAGACTTCTGCTTTAGGTGAGTCGCCTTCTAATACATCATCAAACTTCATTGCTACTCCTACACCATCTATCATAGAAATAGTAATTTCTTCTCTAAACTTTTTGTATATGCCTTGTTCATCCATATTGTTCTCTACATCCAATAGATAACGAAAGGCTTGATTAACTCGTAAGTATAACGAACGAACACTGACATTAGGCCACAAATCTTTTCTATATGTTCGTGGCTGTCTGTCCTTAATCATTTCGTCTATGTCTCTTTTCAACCATTCAGCATAACGACGTTTGTAGTATGTAGCATACGATTTACGACTCCAACCATGAGGACGTTTCTTAACAACTAAATTTACAACTTGTTGCATAGTACGACCGTCATTGAAAGTTACTGTAACAGGCTTGGATTGTTGTTCTATTGGTTCAGACATACAGATTAAATCAAATGTCCAGTTTTATGTGGTTACTGGACAGGTTTATGAATAACCAGCAAAAGCCTAACCAAATGCCGCCACAATACCTTAAATTGTTTAGGCAAAGGGTGGCTCGTGAAAACCACAACACTGTTAAGTATTACTTTCAACGCCCGATGCCTTCAAACAGCTAACGTCTAATTCCGTTTACTGTGTATTGTCAGAGTGCCATGTTATAGACATTCACTCATTGTCTATACTATTACTTATGTCACAGTTAATCGATGGAGCTTGTGAACAAGGTATCGTCAACCAGTTTAATAATAGCTTCTGTCTTTATTCAGAATGTCAAGCGCATATTTTATGTCTATCGCCCAGACAAAATTAACATCTAATTGCTCAATACTATAAGCATTTTCTATGCCAAGTCAGATTAGTGTATAACTAATGTTAGAAAGTATATCGTATCTTTCCTAATACATTATATCTTTTCAATGCTTGTTCAAGTGACCTTACATTCAATGACAAATCAATCTTATCATTCATTATAGCTTCTTCATATTGAGCTAGAAATTCTTTTGCTTTGACTGGCAACTTAAGTAAATCTCCAAGAGCTATTACTATTGGAACTATATCTCTCTTACGTTCCCTCAATGGTTTAATGTGCAATTCAAATGTACTTATTCTCGCATACAAATCTTTCCTGAATAGATTCTTATCAACCATTTCTCTTATATTGCGATTAGTTGCACACACAAACCTACATGAAATCTCTTTTTCATCTGCTGCACCGACAGGACGAATG